AAATCAACCATGGATACTGCGTCCAATTTATTCATATCGTACTTGTGCCAATATTGGACTACAGCTGAACCATCATATGAATCTATTTTAGCTTTTGCATTATCTATTATAGGTTTTACTGCAGCTTCTATAACCTTAGTTTTAAAAGTATTCCAAGCTTTCTGTATACCTACTACGATTTTTTCTACATATTTATTTACAGAATCTTTAAAATCTTCTTCTATTATCATTAATCCAACAGATTCATGATGTACAGAAGATCCTAGAAAGATAAGATTATCAAATAATTCTTGTTCTGCTAAAAACATTGTATATTCTAATTCTATCTCATCGATATATTCATCATACATTACATCTTACCCTCCTTCATAGATTTTAATATTATTTTAGATAATATTTGTACTTGTTCTTCTTTATATAACTTAAACATATCTAATTTTATAGAGAATAATTGAACATAAATATTACATATTCCTTGAATTCTGTTACAATATTCTCTTATTAAATTTACAAACATAGATGATATTTCAGGACTAATTTCTTTCACAGGAGAATATTTTGCTATATCTAAACTATTAAATTTATTTATCATCATATTAGCTGTAGATTCTAATAAACTTTGATCATTAGTTATAGCTTTTTCTAAATTTTTTGATTCAAAATATTCTTTAGTATATGCTTTAGTTTCAGATGGATGAATAACATTAGATAAAGCTTGTTTATCTGGTTTAAAATACTTTGCCACTAATTCTGGATATTCTTCTTTGGATACTTTGCTTCTAGATCCTATAGATATTCCTCTTTGTTGATCCAAGAAATCATTTATATTATCCATACTATTCTTGATATTAAATATTGTGGCATGAATATCCTCCAAACTGGTACAATTCGATATTTTTTCTAATTCTCCTACTAGTACCCCATATTGCTCATTTAAACTCATTTTATACATCGATATGTTTGTAGAGCTATCTAAATTCGTGAATGTAGAAGGGTATGTATCAATCTCTACATCCCAATTTATATTTTCAAGTTTCTTTCTATATCTTTTTAACAATACAGATTTTGCAGTAAAAGAATTATATGCTGCTTTAAACTTATTCCAAATAGTTTTTACTATTTCTATGAACTTTTCAAATATAAATTTAAATATCTTTTTAAAATCAATTTTCTTAATATAATCTACCAATGACGCTTCACCAATATAATATGTATTTTGTATCATAGCATAATAATTTTTATTTTCGTCAAGTATCATATTTAATGACTCAACAAATGAATTGGTTTCCATTATTTATATCCTCCTCTATTTTTATAGGGTATTAATTAGATGTAAAAAGGGTATATAGTTATCAATTGAAAATATATTTAATTATAATAATATATTATAAATATGAATTACTGCACGTAATCATAAATAAATATATAAATGTATTGTAGAAAGGGGATTTAAAATGAACTATTTACCAGAAAAAACAAACACTATATTGAAAAATAATATTAGGAGGTTGATTGACAATGGTGATATAGACTTAAATGGCTTATGCAATGAGATGAGAATAACTACTAATGAATTTAATGCTAGAATTGCCGACGATTCAACTAGAGAATTAACACCAAGTATGTTTTATGATTTATTCATATATGCTTTAAAAAATAATATAAAGGTAAATTTGTTAGGCGATTTACCAGATTCATATGGAGATAGATTAAAGTATTTTATATATGAAAAAGGGATGGATATATCTGAATTTGCTAGAAGAACAGATATACCTATGAGTCTTTTACTCAAGATGTCTATTGATAAACGAGTTATATGTAGTAGACATAAAGAAAAGATGTGCAGAGTTTTAACTGAGGAGGAATTTAATAAATTGTCACCATATACAAATATTGATTTAAAGATTAAAAAAGACAAAGAAGTTATAAGAGGTATAAACTTTGCTTATAATATTTATATTATGAATAATAATAAATATTTTTCTCCCGAGATGATGCTTAAAGAGTTAAATATAAAAGATACTGATATGAATAAATTTTTTACCGGTAAAATTAATATTACTCCTACCAGAAAACAAAAAATTGCTAGATATATTAAAGTGCCCATTGCAGATGTAGCTGAAAATAATTTATTTAAAGATTCTTTAAATCTTGGTAGCACTTTAAATAAATTTGGTTATTGGATGGCTAATAAATTATATACTGAAAATAATTCTATTTTATTATTTGCAGAAAGATGCAATTTAGATGTAGATTATATTGCAGGTATTATAAGCGGACAAATATTAATAAATACTAAAGATGTAAAGAATATAGCAGATCATTTATCAGTTGATCCAGAAGGATTAATAAATGTTATTCCTAAGACAGACGAAGAGCTACTTCCACTTAAACTTAAAACAATAAAAAAGGAGAATAATAATATAATGGTAGATAATTTTGATCTTAACAACGATTTCAATAAAAGAATTAGAACCATTATCGAAAGAAAAGGATATGGTTTTAAAGAGTTCTGCAAAGTTATGGATATTAATAGTAATACTTTTACCTCTGCACTACATAGAGGTAGATTGCCTTTGAAGAATCAAGAGTTAGTAATTAAAGCATTGGGGTTAGATATGATTCCCGAAACCTCAAAGGTTCCGAAAAAGCAGAGTAGTAAGAAAACAACAGCTGAAATGAAAGACAATAGTGATACTAAAATTGTTTCTATGGACGAATTAGAGAATATGTGTAAGGACTCAGAACCAGAAGTAACAGATAATAAGATTGATGAAAAAGATCTTATAGAGGTTCTTGAAAACTTCAGTGTCATGGATGATAATCTACAGATATCATTTGTTAGATTAATTGATATTGGTAGAAATGCAATGTCTAGTTATGAGCATATTGGAGAGGCTAATGTGCTCGGAAGAATAGCTAGAATGAATTATATTAATGATTTAGCAAAGTAGACAAAATGGCCCGATAGAGATTAATTTCTCTATCGGGTTTATTTTTTAATCATTAGTTGGTCTTTTTACAATAGTATATCTACATTTATAAGTTTTATTATAATCATAAGTTCCAGATAGTGGATATGCTCTTGTTGTTTTATTATAATTATCTACAGGGAATAACAATGTAGATGTACTAGGATTAGTATTATTGGCTATTACCTGATCCCATTTTAAGAATTCATATCCATCATCAATATCTGCATCAATATATAAATAATTAGGATTATCACCAGTTATATCTTTTGTTTTTGTTTTAATATCTATAATATTCATAGAAGATAATTCAGCTAATATGTTTTCTATTTGATTCAATCTATAGTTATCATATTTGAGATTATCAGTATGCCTACATAATACTTTCTTTATTAATCCTAACATTACTGGAAGCTTGGTGACTTCCTCTATTATATTAGAAATTATACTAGTTCCTCTATCATTATCTTCATATTTGTAATCATCAGATGGTTGAGAATCACTATATAGTGGAACGTATAATGATGGATCTGTTATAAATGGTTGAAAATCATCTGGATTCCTGGTTACATTTTTCTTTTCTCTATAAGTATCATCACCAGTACCTACAATAATTCTACCAGGTGATTTGCCTATTCCTGTACCTTCTGGGTATTCTAAAAATATTTCGCTATTTAACAAAGTAATATTTTCTTGTAATGCTTGATCTATATTGCCTCTACGAGGCCTCAAATATTTACCCATTCTAAATTACCTCCTCAACAATTTTAGTAATATTATATAGGTGTTTTCAAGAGAGTATACCTTTTATTTGGTATACTCTCTTGTATATTTTAATATTCATCTTCTTCTGTTTTATCAAGATTATCAAGTTTAGAATAATCAAACCATATACCATAAGATTTCTTATTAAGAATATTCTTCTTCGTAAGTTTTATTCTAAGATCCTGATACATCTGAACTACATTTTCCCAATGTTTTCTTTCTGCATCAGATATTCCAGGAGTATTATAAATATAATCTGTAAGAATATTTATTCTTGTATTTATTCCTCTGAGAGCATACATAGCTTCATTTTCATCGGAAGCAGATTTTACAAGTATAGCATACTCATAGTAATCATTTTCTATAGCTCTAAGTCCACTAGTTTTAAGTGACTTAAAGATACTAACTTCGCTAAGTGGAATATTATTAGCATCTATAAATTTAGTTAAAGAAACAGATTCATCAACCAATTCATATCCAGTTCTATTTATAGCTACAAGAGTTTTATCTATAGTATCTTGAATCAGCTTAGATCCAGTAAGGGCTTTTGCGTCTTCTAATGTAGATTTAATCAATGCATAATTAATTCTAATATCTCTATATACCATAAAAGCCCATTGAAGAATTATAACTTTAGGAAAATTATCATAAATAGAAATATTTTCATAATCTAATTTAGATACCTTGTCGATCATCTCATCTGTATAGAATTTAAAATCATATTTTCCATATAATGAAGATGATAACTTATTAAATGTATCTTTGATAGCATATATTATTATAGCATTAGCATTGATAGAATCCTTGATAGATATAGTGTCCATAGAGGCAGTATAAATATCTATAAGCCCCTTTACTTTATCTACTATATCAGCGGACAACATAATTTCTACATCATGTAAAAGCATCTTTGTAATATCTTCTGGAGTTAATCCTTCCATAAATAACTTAGAATCAATCTCTACGACATATTCTCTGATTCTAAATTGAGTATCTCTATCTTCAAATAAAATATTCATAAGATCATAATTTGATATTTTTGGATCAATATAGATACCAAAAGGTAGTTTATCTATATTTACTGTATAAATAACTTTTGTACATTTGGCTTGATCAAATAAAACGTTCAATGATCTACAAATTTCATCTAATCTATCAGAATTAATTCCTATTGAATCTGTATTATCAGATAGAGCTATAATAATATTTTTGATAGCTTGCTCTTTTTCTTCGACAGAAACAATATCTTTATTTATTACATTCATCATTCCATTCTCCTTTTATTTTTTATTAATATTTGTCGGTTACAAACAATTTTATTACTTAATTGTTCTTCAATAAAGAATTGTACAATTGTATATTATATAATTAATAATGATATCTATCACATCAGATTAATTCCGAAAAATAAAGGAGGATAATTAAAGATGAAAGTAGAGAATATGCTTGGCTATAAGATATTTAAAGAAACAGAGGATGATTTAAAAATATATAGAATAATAAAGGTTAAACAATATCCAAATGGTGGATCACCCTCTACCATGACAGTAAAAGATTTAGATACAAATGAAGAAAAGATTGTAAGAGTAGAAGATATGAAAGATTATACACCGTTAGTTCCGGATGGATATCTTACATTTAATAAAGTTCATATTATAAATAATGGAGATGTTTTAGAAGATGTAGTAATTACAGCATCTAAAATATTAAATCTTAAAATTGGAGATACTATACCATATGCAGTATGTAGACAATCTTGTACAGATATTTTCTATAACCTTGTATGTAAAGATGAATCTGATATGATTGTAGGACTATCTATAAATCAAGATGATTGTCCAACAAATTTTGATTTTAGAGAAATTCTTGCATGTGATGGAGTTGATAAAACTCAATATGTAAACTATTATAGAATGGATACATTGGAAGATGTAATGCCGATGATTAAAACTCATGGATTAAATGAAGTTATGCAGAAGAACTTTATGAAACATGTAAAAGCCACCGGTGATTCTTCTATAGCATTTAAGAATGAAGATAAGGGTTGGTGTAAAGATATAGAAACTCTTATGAGAGAAAATAATTTCCAATCGGATATAGATCAGATGCTTGGTATAACAGCTGTAGATTTTAAGATATCAGACTATATTATTAAAAAGAATATTACTAAAGAAGAAGAGTATGATTCATTCACTGATGATTTGACTAATTGGTTAAAGGGAATATTTAGAGTAAATATTAATAATATTAATGTAGTAAAATATGATTATGATATAGATTTAGCAGAATTCAATAATGCTAGATATTTCTTATTAAGAGACAATACAAATACATTGTATTTATGTGTATATACAATAGATGATAGTGCATTGGAAATCGATCTTATAAATAAGATTAATGAACCTAATGTTTCTGATTTTGTATTAAAATTTTACAATAAGTACAACCAAAATAATAAAAATAATAATGACTAAAAGTAATATATCTTTTGGTTATATATTATAATTATGATAGAGGTTTAAAGCTCATTTACTCTATCAAAAAATATCATTATAAGGAGGATACTAAACATGAGCAAAGAAAACGTACAGAAAAGAGATAAGTTTGTAATTGACATTGAGCCGCAGGAGTTTAGTCCTATTGGTGCATTCAAATTAACAACTTCATCTGATCTGGGAAAACTGGCCTATCAGGTATTCAGTGGAGCATTTGAGGATTTCGAAGGATTGATCTTTGAGCCGGGTGTAAACGGTGGTGAGCCTACTTATTCACTTATCTTTAATCATGGTAAGTATGATGAAGATGCAGTAGTTGGTGTTGTATCAGCTATAAATCAGGATAAGGGTGAAGGTTCAGCAAATCCATTAGACAGAATTCGTAGAATGGATAATGTTTATGCTAATGGAGCAAAGTATCTTGCAACAGAAGATCTTAAGGATGTTGTAGAAAAGCTTCTTGTTCCGGGCCTTTACAACAACGGAAAGCCAAAGTGGGGTGCTATTGTAGTTGATTATGCTGAAAGATCACAGTATAATCTTTATGCACCAAATGCAGTAACACAGTATACTAAGATCAACGGTATATCTGCAAAGAGACTCGCAAGTTTCATTTATGGTTATGAAGTTGATGGTGACAAGTTCGATTATGAAGTTAGAGTAGTTGGTCCAGCTAATACTCAGATGATGGGTGGAAAGACTATCAATTGGGTTCTTCAGATCAGTAGAGCTTCACTTTCAGAAGTTACTGAGCTGTACAAGGCTTACGGATATAATCCTACTGCTAGTAACATCATTAAGAACTAATTTAGCTTTTATAAGCTAAGGATTGGACCAGGTGAAATATCCTGGTCCAATTTATTTTTATTTTTTGATTGTTATTAAAACATTGTGTGTAATAATATAAAAGGAGGTAATATATAATGGCTTTTGATGATTCAATGAGATGTCATATATTTAAAGATTATGGGATTACTTTTGACGAAAAAGGTAGCACTTGGGGAACAGTGAGAAAAGTACAATGGTTGAAAGATGGAAAGGAACCAGATGAAACTAAAGCAAAAATAGAGATAAGAAAACTTACACAAACATCTGAAGGTGAGAGAATAATGAAAGGTTATACATTTTCTACACCAGAAGGTCCTGGCGAATTGATAATAGGACTTATAGATAATGGTTTCGGTGATACAAAAGATATATTAAGATCTGTGAGAAAAAGAAAAGATTTCTTAGAAGCTGCTAAAACTATAAATGAAGATAATGATGAGAATGATAGTGGCGAAACTTTTGATATGAGAGATTTATTATTGGGGTATACAGAAGAAGAGGTTGAATAAATGGAAGAAATAAGAAAAATAGCAACTATATTTGCTGATGATGATGAATTCTTAGATTTCATCATTGCCCCATTGATTAACAGCGAAGAATATACTTACAGTATGGATAAAAACAAAGATCATAAATATATTGTAAATATTTATAAAAAATGCAATAATTCATTTTGTTTAGATAAGAAAGAAGAAATAGATCTGACGGGTAAAAATAATTTCTTTTGTATGTGCAATAAATGTTTTACTAAATTTGATTCATTAGAAGATCTAGAAAATAGATGTACAGAGACTGTTGAGTACAATAAAGAATTTGCACCATTTACAGCAAATTGTGATAGGTTAGAAGAAAAATATTTAGATAGAGTTTTTATTTGCTATAAATGTAAAAATAAAATATCAATAAGACTTATAAATGTAAAAATAGAATAGCAATAAGAATTATAAATTCTTTTTGAACAGGAGTAAAATATGGTAGATGATAGTTATACTGTAGATTTAGCTACAATTATTTATGGATCTTATGTAAAAATGGATCGTTTGCAACAAATAGTATTTGATACATTTGCAAATACATCTATTGCTGAAGCTACACATCTTAATATATTTATAGATCTTTATTCTACATTACATCCAATATTTTCTGAGCATTATAGAGTTAATATAGAAAACTATACTGATGTAACTGCTGGAGTAATTAATATGTGTGGGCATTATAGAAAATTCTTTAGAGGACTTGGAGTTCACACGACATTCTATCTTGTATATTCAGATAATATTTGTGATTTTAATAGGAAATTTGTTGCCGGATATAATGATACATTTTTTAGAAAATCAAAAATTAAAATGTTTAGAGAAATAGTAGATACTAATTTAGATTTATTAGCAACTATGTGTCCATATCTTCCAGATATTCATTTTATAAAATCTATAAATAATTGGGAATCTGGAGTAATCATTGCTAATATTATAGAAACACTTAACGATGGTTCGCCAAATCTTATTATTAGTAGAGATTTATATCCAATTCAATTATGTGCTTTATATCCTTGGACCAGTTATTTGTATCCTTTAAAGCATAGAGGTGGAATAGATGCTTCTATAATGGTTCCATTGAATGAAAAATATAATTTTAGAAGTGAATTTTGGAAATTGTATCTTAAAGATAAATTGGGAGAACACAAAATAGATTTATCCACCATATCTCCATTAAATATGCCACTATTATCTGCTATTAATGGTTTGCGTTGCAGAGATATAAATATATTACATAATATATCTAGTGCTAAAAAAGTAATTTTCTCTATAACTAATGGAGAAGATATAAAAATCGATGCATTTCAATTAATGAGTAACGAATATGTATCAAAAATCATCAATATACAGCAGGTAGAATCAAGATTAAAAGCATTAGATGTAAGTTTTATATTACCATATTATAAACAAGATCCGGAATCTGCAGGATATAATTTTATTAATATAGAAGATAATGGTGCTATTAATAAGATTAATGCTAAATACTTTGAAAATAATCCATTAGAATTAAATAAATTATAAGGAGATCGTGATATGAGTGCTACAATTATATATACTTGTCCATTATGTGGTCATGATTTAAACACTTATCAAATAACCACAAACCCACCAATTGATGTTTTAGAATGCCCAAATTGTAAATGGAAAAGTGAAGAAAAACAATCTGTTTTTAGAACACCATATAATGATAATCTTAAATTGGTAGCATCACCAACAGATGATTCTGTAAATTTAACAATAGGGGCAGAAAAACTTACCAATTAATGATATAAAATGTACATTAAATAACCCAGAGGATTAATACATCCTCTGGGTTTTGTTTATTTTTTAGAAATACATTGATGGATTGCTTTTGTTCTCTTCATAATGCTTTTTGATTTTATCAATTTCTTCGGTTACTATACCATTTTCAAGATCATACTTTTCAACCAACTGTTCATATTTTTTATACTCGTCTTTTATGTGTCGGTATTCGTCTCTAACATGTAACTGTCCATTGGTTAGAGAATTAGAAAATTCTATTATAGACCATCTTATTCGAGAAATTTCTGCCATCTCATTGCTATATATTAATTCATCAATGGCTTCTTTTTCTTTCTCTTGATCTTCACGCATAGACTCTATCTGTGCAGTGAGGTCTTCTTTGAGTTCTTTTATATTTTGCTTAAATTCCTTACGCATTTCTTCAATTTCATTATGAATTGGTTTAAATATAAATTTAACCAAAGAAGATAATGGATTAAATTTTATTTTGGAGACTTCAATAAATATAGATAGAAAGATAATAATTTCTATAACATGTTGGCTCATCCAAACTAAAATCTTTTGAAGCGCATCGATTAATAATGTGCTATTCTGCATGGTCTCTCTCCTTTCTTTAAAAATTTAATCACGAATATGATCATTTTATATTATTGTAATGTGAAATTTTATAATCGATAGATAATTTCACTACATAATAAGGAGGTGTATAATTATGATATCTATATTTGATATTGAAGGACATATGTGCATATGCACAGATAAATCTATTACTATAGTAGATTCCAATAATATTCCTGACAATGATATATGTAGATTTCTCAATATATTAAAAAATAAAATAGATGAAAATCCTAAATTGAAAAATAAATATAAAAGATCAGTAAAAAGTTGGAAAGAGGAATGGGTTAGCTATAATAAAATACATAAGAATAAATTATTTAAATTATCTGCAAAAGATATTAAATTTAGCGAAAATAAATCTATACTAATATTAATGATATATAAATTTTTAGGAAAATAAAATGTTATATAATAGGAGGTATACTTAATAGTATACCTCCTTATTATTTTATAAAAATAAATTTACTTTTTATCATCTTTATCATCTGAAGAAGCAGCAGCTTTAACTTTACTAGCTGTCTTGATGTAATTCTTCTGTGCAACCTTAGCGATCTTGGCAGCCTTGGTTCCATACTTATCCATAATCTTCTGAATACATTCTTTTCTAAGTTTCTGATACTTAACAAGCTTTACCCAATTAGGATCATTTGCAGCCTTTGCAAGTTGATAAGCGATAAGCTTTGTTCTACGAAGTTCATCTGACTTCTTATCAAGTCTCATCATTACGGGCTTAGAAAGCACTGCCTTTTCTACAAGAATTTTAGCTTCTTCTGATTCACAAAATGACTTAATATCATCAGATGGCATTCTAATAATATCATCAACAAAATATGCTTCTAGAATTTCTTTACTATTTCCTATTTTCTCGATATTGTCAATAGGCTTAGCTCCATATAGACTCATTTTTGAAATCCTCCTTTAATTAAAATATGATTATGATGGTTTTATTTTGATGACTTTTTAACTGATAATAATATATTATCCGTATTAATATAATGTTCTATTATTCAATTTATATAGATATATATTGTTAACTAAATTGAATATTCTGTATTAGTTTTGTATCACTTAATACTTTGGTAAAAGCATATATACTTTGTATAGCGTCGCCTTCAGAAGCCTTAGAAGGTTTTCCACCAAAAGTAATAAAGTTTTGTTTTGATTTCATAAATTCTTCTAGTTCTTGATTTGCTTCTTCGGTATATACACCTTTAACGGTAATCTGATCACCATCGTAATCTCCACCCATACCTTTAAGATATAAATTAGAAAAATTCATCGTATCTATAAATTTATTTGATGTATCTATACCAATATCTTCTTCTCTGATCTTTGGATAATATTCATAATAAACATTATCTATTGTCATAGGTTCAGACTCTTTAGTACAACTTACAGTAACTTTTGTAACAATTTGATTTGTGAAAGAATCGCGTGCTGACTATATCATATCCCTTATTACTATTACCATAATAGAGGGATCTCCCTTTTTCGGATATATATCCTACTCTACTCGTTTATTCATATATAAATTTCTTTATATATTATACTTTCGATAGTCGATGAACGTTTATTAATAATTATTAATAATTCGCTGCTGATTGTCTATTATTATAATACTTAGGCTTACTATCACCATATATCATCTCTCTACTTGTTTCTGACTTTCGTCTCCATATAGGCAAGAGAGCATTAAGAGTTTCCAGCAATTAAAGGAGTTATTCGATGACCATTTCTGGCCAAAGCCACCGATCTTGTTACATTGTAACAACGTTAATGGGAAATCTTGTAATTAGTACATGCTTGCCTTTTATAGCTTCCATACAAGCAATAAAGAAAACATCGCACCAGGTTAAACGTCTTTGATAAATAGCTTCTGGGTTTTCTGTATTTGGAATATTTCCATATCTTCCTTTAAACATCATATAATATTTTTCTTTGGAATTTTTTACAGGAATTTCTATAGGTATAAATCTATCATTAAATCCGTGCAGAAATCTTTCCATTTCTTTTATTATTCTATCATCAGAAAAATATATTTCTGGAGAATCTAATTCTAAATATTCTACTTGTCCTTTTTTATTTATAACAGGATATGTTTGTATACCATTAAATTCATTATCGAAAAATCTTCTAGTTTGATAAATTACAAAATCTCTAAATGCAGCAATACATGCAGACATTGGTATAGCAGAAGTTTCAAAATTAACTTTCATCCCTTCTGGTTTTTCTGTTTTTAATTCTGGTGCCGTGATTACTAATCTAGAAGCATAATTAGATGTCTTTGACATGTTAGCTCTTCTTAATATACCAAATTTACCTTGTATACCACGATTATTTATTTCTGATGAAGTAGATGAGGAGGCTCCGCAGAACCAATTATAAATATTCAATATAATTTCTTGTACTCTACCATTCATTGCGTCAGTAGCATCAAACATGTAATCTTGTGTAGCTGTCAATGCATTAGATGCAACTATAAGATCATTATATAATTTATTTATACCAGACAATCCAACTGTTCTAGATTGTGTTGTTGTATTCTTATCTCTATATAGTGGTGGTATTACTAAATATTTTCTTATAAAGATTTTATCTCTATTCTTTTCAAGATATTGTACATTGATATCTCTTTTTATAGAGGTATTCGTAGCAAATTTTAATTTAGATATATTCTTTCTGAGAAATTCTATACCTGTTTTACCAGCAGGATCAGAAATTAACTCTCCCTTTTCATTTATAGAAAAATTTTCTGTACCATGTACAATAGATCTAATATTTCTATCTATAGTACACCAAGATTTATAACATGATGGGTCCATAAACCATCCATGTAAATCTATGTAAGCAAATATACCGCCTCTTTCTTCTCGGGTTATTCCAAATATTGTATTTGATAATAATCCATCATCTGATGGTATATTATTTTTTGCAAAAGCTCTAGGGTTTGTTATAGGTTGACAATTATTAACTTTAACAAATCTCTCCACATCCAATATATCTAATCTAAGATGACGAGTTACTTTATCATATTGCTCTTCATTAAGAGACAATAATAATTCATTAGCTTCATTTAAAAAATCAGTAATATCTGAAGTATTTCTAGATATTATAGATAATTCTTTTAATATTGAATCTGTACTAAAAATATCACTCATTATAATATTCTCCTTTCAAAGACTATTAATTAGATGTCAGTATAAATCGATTTTGATTAGATATTATATGCAAGGAAAGGTAAATTTGAAATGAAAAAACTAGCAAAAATAAATTATGTAATTAATTATAGATTTAATAAATATAATATAAATAGATTTGACTTAAAAATATATGATCAGAGCATTATTTCTGCTTACACAGATAAAAAAATTACATCTATAAATGTATCTAATATTAACGATGAATATTATATAAAAACATATAATGGTAAGATTGAATTGAGAAATTCATTGATCAATATGAATTTATTTAATACAGCCACAATAGCAGATCTAATTGATTTTAAAGTACCTATAATATATAATAAAAATACCATATGTGACAATATCAAATCATATAAAGATCATTTTCTATTTAAAGTGCCAAATAAAGATATAGAATTATCTTTTGACAATAATTCTACGATTGTTTTTCATCCATTTAGTAAAACAATATATGAGTATAAACCAAATTCATATTCTAAAACTTTCGAATCTAAGCATATTATAATTAATAAAGGAATTATATCAGAATACTTTGATGAAAATTGTGAGAAGAGAAAGGATATAATTTTAACTAACGATAAAAATATTGAGATGGTGGAAAGTTTTTACAAATCACTTATACCCTATGATCTAGATATAGAATATTATTATATTACGAATATTTATACTTTATATAAAAAGAATAATCAATATAAACAAATTTTTAAAAACAATAAACCATATATTATAAATCTAAAAGATTTTGTTTCTGAAAATATAAATTATGCAGAAAATATTGAGGATTATGATGTTATAATTGATCCACTATTTCCCGAAGAATCTTTAAAAGGAAATAAAATTCATTTTAATAAAATAAAAATAGAAAAAATAAATCTAGATAATAAATTAAAAAAATATAATAGAATAAATATAGAAATGATTTTATATAATGAAAAATAAATGAATTTTAAATTATATATTATAAATATAATAATAAAAAGAGAGGTGCTTATATGGACATATATAAATATGCAGAGTCAATTAACTGGAGTGCAGATTATATGGATATTAATTCTGGTTATATTTATAAAATTAGAGAAAGTGGTAGAGCTCGTAAGCTTTTTAATCTCGAATTGCCAATTAAAGTTTATGACTCTTATGGTAATTTTATAGGATATGCAGAAGAAAACAAAAACCAGGGGAATTAAATATCCCCTGGTTTATTTTTTTTATTTATTTAAATAATTTTCCTTGAGAATTTCTAAGTTCTGAAAGCTCTTTTCCAATCTTTGCACGAAGATCTTTATTTACTCTAACATTATCTTTCTTCATAGCATCAGTAAGAACCCTCATTTCTTGTTCTATATCTGTAGATAAACTTCTCTTATCTTTATCACTAAAATATTTTCTACCTTCAGATATTATAGATTCAAGGCATCCAACTTCATATTTCTCTGTAACTTTGGTTTTATCCATTGCTCTCATAGCCATTCTAGCAGCACCAGCTAGTTTTCCACTAATCTTTTGTTCTTGTTTAGCTGCAATATAATATTTAGTAAGATTCTTAACCTTAGTTTTAATAATATCTTTGGATGAGAAATCATCTTTTTCTATCTTTGCATAATCTGGAAGTGATGATCTTAATTTTAAAGCTTCACTCATAACCTGAGCATCTTTAGATAAATAATTTGTCGGATCATCTTCTGTGTTTTCTGACCAATAAGATTTATCTAATGAACCACTAGCAGTATTCATGATATCTGTTGTGAGTTTGACCATAGATCTACCACAACTCTTTTCAATTTGCTTCTGGTTAACTATATAAGCACCACAATAAGCAGCATTTATCATATTACAGAATGATGTAAACAAATCTATTGCATATTCGGTTCCTCTACCAAAGTGGAACATCCATCTTGTAATAAATATTTCTGTGGTTAATCCCTTAAGTTTAAATGTTTCTGCAATCATAGATATAAATGTATCTATATTTGTAAAATCTTCAGGATCATAATACAATTCATATTGCTTAATCTCCTGAGGACCAATCTTAGCAATCTTTGCTGCTATATTTTTTACATAATTATCTAAATCTTTTCCCATAAGATTATTTAAGAAGAATAATCCTGCAAGATATTGAATCTTTGATCTACTTTCTGAATATCCTATAATTCTAAGATAATCAAGAATAAATGAGAAACATCCAACGTAACATTCTGTAGCAGATACTGTAATATTGGAATTATTAAGCATCTTTATAGGGTCATTTCTATAAAGAAGATATGTAACTGCTTCTGTAAGATATGTAATAAATTGAAAAATATTGTTACATTTATAATATCCATTGGTGAGTTCAAGAAGTTTTGTAACATCTACAAATACTTTTCTCTTTTTACCAACTTCTTTAAGATCTATAGCTTCAAATACTTTAAAAGCTCTTGGTAGTTCTACATTATTTATCATAAGAACTACATCATCTCTCATCAAAATAGAATATAGTAAAGTAAATTGTTGCTGTCTTTTTACTTCCTGTTTAATTCCTTGGAAAGCTTCTGAATTCTTATCAATTCTTTCAGCCGATGTAACATATTCTATTAGTTTTCTATTGATTTCTTTAGCGATTGGTTTACCGTTAGCATTCTTATCGTAATTATAAACGAAACTATCACTAAAGGTTTTTTGTTCAATATTTGACATGTCAAAAACCTCCTATAAAAATATTTACGTAAATATTATTATGATGTTCGCCTACTGTAAAAGTCAATTAAATCGATTGTATAATATATATGTAATAATAAAGATATAGTCATAGTAAAATAAATAAAATAAAGAAAGGGGAATAACTATGAACGATATTAATATTAATAATGAAATTGAAAGAATCAATAGAGAAGTTAAAGAAGCACAAAGAAGATTTGATGAAGAGGTAGCAGAGGCGGAAAAAATTAGAAGAGAAATTGAAAGAATCAATAGAGAAGTTAAAGAAGCACAAAGAAGATTTGATGAAGAGGTAGCAGAGGCGGAAAAAATTAGAAGAGAAATGGCAGAGAGTGATAGACAATTTAATATAAAAAGAAAGCAGCTGCAAGAAGAAGAAAAAAGAATTGAAGAAAAAATGAGAAATGATGGATTTGATGAGTTGTGTTTAGAGCTTGGTGTAGATCTTTCATAATACAAATAAGAGGGGCAGATTATATCTACCCCTCTATTTAAAATCTTTTAAGATTATTTTTTGTCATTTTAATACATCAAGAACTTTGATATAATAGAATTAAAGGAGGTATGAGTAATGGCTGGAGGATCTCCGAATACAAATAAATTAGCTTTTAATGCAGCGATTACATTAACATTTTTTGTTAATAAATTAACAGTTAATGTTGCACCTGAAAGAATAAAATATATTGTGATAGATACTAATTATGAATCAGAAATAATGCCCAAATTATATATGAATATTTCTGTAGATACAGCATTATATGATTATATAACTAATTATAAAGATACTGCAAAATTTAAATTGAGAATAGAGAGAAAAAATTTATTCTCCAAAACTTCTATATCTGATACTATAGTAAACGAAACTTTTTCTTATATAGCATCCACTACAAATGCAGATTATATGAGAGATATTTCTGAAGGTGGCATTAGAGATGATAGCTATAGAAATATAGTAATCGGATTAATATCGGATAGAATTACAGATTCGCTTAGAAAGAGTTTCAATTCTATATATAATAATATTGATCAGGAAACTTTGGTGTCATTAGCTACAGAAGGGTTAGATATAGTTACAGAACCTTTATCATACAACAAATCATACAGTTCAATCCTTATTCCTCCAATTGCATCTAGAAATGAATTTTTAAAGTATATATTTGATTATGATAATTTTTATGATACAAAATATTTATTTTTTATGGATTTTAAAAGATCTTATCTTGTGTCTAGAAACGGACGGGGAGTATATAATTCCGATGATCCAATAAATGACGTGTTTATTGATATAACTACATTAAGAAGCAATGATTCATTCTATGAAGGGATGAATATGATAAATAATTCATATTATCTTTATATAAATCCAACAAATAGTAATGTGATTGTACCGGATGGTATGGGAAAGATTGGTAATAGATTAATTGTAGTAGATGATGATAAAGAATTAGAGATGCTAGATGTTACATTAAATAATAATTATGAATCTACTATAAAAGATATATTTGTAAGAGCAGATAATGGTTCTACGATAAAAAATGATATGGAACAAGAAAATGTTTTGGTTGAGGTTGTAAAGAATCAAATAGATGGGTACTCGTTTACACCTAACAAAACTTATGTAGTAAATAACTTTGGTAATTATAGTAAATATAATGGTAAATATGTAATATCTGCTAAAAAAGAATATTTTAGAGTAACAGCTGGAGGAGATTTTAGAACTAGTTGCTACCTGGTATTAAGAAAAATTGGAACAATAAGTACAAAAAATAGCACTGTGTCTTTGGATAGATCTAATAGAGCTGTCAAGAGTAGTTCACAATTAACTACATCTGCAGATAAAATAAATACTACAAATATTGTTCCAGCATCTAGGGTTAAAAAGTAAATAAAAAATATTACTAGTACATATTAATAAATATATTGTTGGCCCCATATCTCTTGTTACATTTGTTTTGTTTTAATACTACCTCGCTGCACCCCCAGAGACTAACCATCTCTGGGGGTTTCAGCTTATTTAATATATGGAGAACATCAATATAAATACCCTATTTAATAAGGAGGAATAAATAAAATGAATAATAATATAGCTGCATATATTATATGCGAATCTGATATAAATCCTAGTCTTGAAAAAGTGGAGAGAGGATTAGATGGAAAAGCTATCGGCGAAGGTATTCTTCAAACTGCAGACGAGAGAAATAGAAATGGTAGATATTATGCTGAGGAAGAGTTGTTTCCTCAATTAGTTGCGCCAAGAATAAAAGAACTTTTAGCAGCTGGATATCTTAGAGCTGAAATGGGTCACCCATTATCTAAAGATCTTGCTAGACAGTCAGTTATAGATGATAAGATTACATGTGCTAGATTTCTTACATTATGGACAGAAGGTAAGAATATCTGGGCTAGATTTAAAGGAACTAATAATGAATATGGTAGAGCTTTTGATCTAGATCTTAAAGAAGGATGCAAGCCAGCATGGTCATTAAGAGCTTTGGGTTCTGTTATGCAAACTTCTAGAGGCGCAGAAGTAAAAAATCTTAGAGTAATTACTTGGGATAATGTTATTTACCCATCACATCCAGGAGCATATACGCAAAGAATAGTTGCAGAATCATTAGCAATTGCAAATGAAGCTGTAACAACTGGTACAACTCCTACTGGAAAGATAATTACAGAAAATGATCTCAATGGTGTTGCAATGATCACACCAATTAGAAATGAACAGATTCTTAACTTCCTGCAAGAACAATCCGGAAATCTTAAATTTATAAGAGAATGTTTTGATTTTGTTTATAAAGATATTGTTGTCAATGAAAAGGGCACCAAAGTATTCCTTACAACCAATGAAGGAAGCACTCTTGTAGTTCCTATGGAATCATATGTACATAATGAACTTATGAATTATGCTGCCAAGAGAATCAATAATTAATAACAGGAGGTGATGATTATGGCAGTGGCTAATGATATGACTCTGTTATTGGATAAAATAGAGCGTAGACTCGGATTAGCTCCCATTGTTCCTAATCTTCCTGATTATCTTAAAAAAGAAAAATGGGCAGATGTAATTTTGCAGGATACAATGGTTACATTTTCTCGTTATTATCCTCATGATATGAGAATGGTTATATCTGATGAAACTTGTAATAAGAAAACCGATGAATCTGGTACTGTATGGTACTATATCAAAGATGAAGTATTACTTGGTACCAAACTATTAGGTATTATGGATATTGATTGGCAAGATCACACCACATCAAATTCATCATTAGGAGCTACATCTATTGGTGGTGGTTATTATTATCCTAATTTTGCTTGCCCAATCGAAACTTTTAATTCTATTCTGACATTACAATCTTTAGCAGATACAGCTTCTTTATATAACAGAGCAATATATATTCAATTTGATTATCCTAATAGATTCTGTCTTAGAGGATTAGGAAATACAAATTATGATTTGGATAAATTTGTAATTAAACTATTGGTTGAACATAAAAGTTTAATTACTATATCTCCTACAAAAATGGAAACATTCGAGGCTCTAGCTCAAGCGGATGTTGCTAGATTTCTATATATGAATTTAAGATATTATGATGGTCTTGAAACTACATATATTAATATTGATCTTAAGTTATCTGAATTAAATGATGAAGCTAACAAGCGAGATCAAATAATAGAATATATTAAGGAAAGCTATATTAGTAGTTCCAACGATAATATTCCTTATATCATTACCACTTAAATGGTAGTTAAATAATTATAATTAAAATTAATTTTATGGGTAGTCTATAAGACTACCCATATATTTTTATTCTATTTTATTAAATTCATTTAATACTTCTAATACTAAAAACTTAACTTCATTTCTGACAAATCTTATTAATGAATCATCATCTGATATATTTATAATACATTTTATATAGAATAAATGCACATCTGACATTTCCAATATAAAATTAGAGGTTACATAATTTATTAATTCATTAACCTCGGAATCTTTAATATAATTTCCAGATTTAGAAGTTATATTTATCAATATCCATTTATTTATATATTCTTTTAATGTTTCATCTATAACCTCTTTAGCTCTTCTAGTATCTATATCCATATATATTCTATTCTGTTCATTTTTTACTTTATTAGATTCTATTTCTATTATATTATTTATATTTTTAGAAATATTTAAAGATATAATTATCAAAGGAAAAAATACAATTATTATAGAAATTAATATTACTAATGCTAAATATATATTCATTTTAATATCCTTCCATCCATTCATCTATTTTATTTTTTATAATACTAATTACAATTAATATTATAAAGAATATTGTTGGGCCAAATACCGATACCCAATTCCATGCAATTAAATTTAATAATTTTAATATTATAAATACAATTTGTACTGTACCTATAATATAAATTAAACAACCCATATTAAATCCTCCTTTAAAATCCTTGAAATTCTATACCCTGACTAGGCATTATGTTTTCATAATCTAATTCTCTATCTCCCGGCAAAGGACCAATATTTTCTATTGGAGTTCCATACTCATTAAATTCTGCAAATGATAATATTTGTTCTTGTTGTGGTAAATTAATAGACATTGGAAAATGATCTTGGTATTTCTTTATATATTTGATCACTTTGTTTGCTATTTCATACGTAATACCATATTTATATTCTGCTAACAATTCCCACCATTTACCAAATGTCATTTCTGGTGGTATATATCCTTCTGGATCTGCTGTATATACTTGATGTGCAGTTTTAGATAGAAAGGTAACTCCTACTCTATTATTATAATGCTCTTGAATTAATAACTGTATAAGGTCAAAAGTTGATATTCTGCCAACTGTATTTATTGTATGATAAGTTATTAATAAACATATATCAAATAATCCTAAAATATTATGATGTAATTCTATAGTAGCATCCTCTTCTGTTATATTACCAAATTCTTGACATCTATTTATTCCCATGCTCATAAGATAAGATTTATATGCTTTATATTCTTTTGATCCTCTAAATCTAGATTCTGCATTTTTTAAAAAATTTCTAAATGTATCTATATCTTGCAATGTTTCTCTTGTTTGATAAAAGAATATATCTATTTCTGAATATGGTGAATGTACTGATGGGTTTTCTTTTCCATAAGATATTATATCTGGGTATTGATTATATTCTTGTCGAACCATCAGTTCTTGCACAATGACCACCTCTCTTTATAATAAGAATTTATAATAGAGTTCTATATATAATTTATTATCGTTATATACCAATATATTAGTATTTATTTATTATATTCTATACAATTAGGTAATTGTATAGAATAATAAGGAGGTAATTTATGTCTAAGATATTATATGAAGATCCAAAACTTCAAAAAATGAATTCAGAATTAAAAAAAGCTAGGTATATTAGTGGGCATACACAAGAGTCATTATCCGAATCTTCTGGTGTTAATATAAAAAGTATTGCTAGCTATGAACAAGATCCAGAAAAACTAGCTGTAGCTAGTTACAAAACTGTAAAATCTTTAGCGGATTCTCTTGGAGTAGATACAGATGATATTATAAATATGGAAACTATATATGGAGATAAAAAGGAGAAATAATATGGATTCTTTAGATCGAGAATTTGTGAAACCTATTGATAAGTTTTCTGATACAAGTGAAGATAAACCGATTGATTATAAAACTAGAAGATGTTGTGATTGTAAACATGAACATGATGGCGGTTATTGTGATTTTGCAAAATCTGGTGGTATTTGTAAAAACCATTCAGCTTGGGAACCAAAATAAATTAAAATATTAAGGAGGATATTATGAGTTTAGTAAAAGTATATTCAGTTACATTTATGCAATACACAAATTGCTCAAAAGATACCATTAGTAATAATAATAAAGAAGATACAAAATATATTACAGTTAATGAACATGGATTTGAACATGCACCATTTTTGATTAAAGAATATAATATTGATAAATATAAAGATTTTGGTGGTGGTATAAAAGAATTAATATTTGTTGGATATATGGAAGATAATACTTTAGATAATACTATTGTTATGGATGAATCAAATCTCGCATCAAATGGTCAGCATTTATTATATAACGATAGTAATAAGGGTACAATATGTGTCTAAATGTAAATGTATATAATTAGAATTTGAAAAGGAGATTAAGTAAAATGGAAGTTAAAATTAATGTTGATGAATCTAGAATTCCTGAAATTTTAGAAAAAGAATTAAACGCGTTAAATGCCAAAGAAATACACGAGATTGTTATAGAATGTATTAAACAATACCTATCTCAAGATAATTATAAAAATACTGAACGCTTATTTGTATATAAGAAGAAAAATTATTATGGTTATGATGCAGATGCGCCAACAGATTTATTATATAAAATTCTTAAAGAAAATATGGATTATTCGTCTTTACAAAATACTGTAGATAAATGTATTGATGAGCTTAAAAATAATTATGAAGGTTTATTGATTAAAGTAATTACCGAGATGATAGCATCTTCTTTAGCCAATACATATAATATGAAAGGAATATTATTAGAAACTATTAATCAAAATTTAATAAAAAATAATTAAAGGAGAAATAAAATGAATTTGGAATTAAAGGAAGGATATAATGGAATAACTGATGGTGAAGAATTAAGGGCTTATATGGATAATATGAAATATAAAGATAAATTTGAAGCAATATTAAAGACAAATTTATCAGAAATAGATATTAATGAAATAAAATATATAATGTTTGGTGAAACTATGCCTTCTGATGTGACGGCCAATGCCAATACAGTATGGTGGGTTGGTATTGGTGATTATATAAATATATATTTATATAATCACGATATATATGTAGAGGCTCTAACTAAGGATAGTTTCGAACATTATAAAGAAATTGCTGAAATGTGTGAGGCTAACCCTAATTATTTTAATGATTTTAAAAAAATAAACAATAATGCTGGTACTATTGAAGCGCCAAATAATGATAATACTGCTACTATTGAAACGCCACCAGATAATGGTAATAATATTACATTTAGAACTGTTCCAGTTTTTGAAGAATATGATCAAGGTGTAGATTTCACATTGGATTTTTTCAAAAGAAATCCGGATACATATAACCCAAATATTGAAATGTGTTATTTGCAAAGAGAAACTCCTTTGGTAAAAGTTAGATACCATAAAGAATTATGTCCAGAATTAATAGAATTAAAGAAAGATCCACTGGGTGATTTTATAGATTTAAGATCAGCTGAAAATGTAGAACTATCTGTTGGAGAATATAAATTGATTAGCCTCGGTATATCTGTACAGCTACCGAAAGGATATCATGCAGAAATAGTTCCTAGATCTTCTACATATAAGAATTTTGGTATTATTATGAGTAATAGTATTGGAATCATTGATGAATCATATTGTGGGGATGATGATATTTGGCATTTTCCGGCTATAGCATTAAAAAGTACCAAAATCAATATTAATGATAGAATTTGTCAATTTAGAATAGTAAAAAATAGAGATATTAATATTGAATTGGTTGATAGATTAGATAATGAAAATCGTGGTGGAATTGGAAGTACTGGAAAGAATTAAATAATTATATATTACAATGGTATAATATATAAAGGAGGTACTATTATGGGACCAATGGATTCTGATAATTATGATCATTGTTGGGAAACCGGTGAATATGATGATCAAGATTGTAATTTTTGCCCTTATAATGAAAAATGTTGTGGGTCATCAAATGACGAGGATTAAAAATAATCCCAGGTAGATTAATTTCTACCTGGGTATTTATTTTTTGCAAAAGTGTTTATTTTTGATTATATATTATATATGTAGATAACAATAAAAATATTAGATGAGTTCCCGCATCTATAAATAAAGTGGGAGAAAGCGAGTATCGTATGAAAACTACATATACTTCAAAAGAAATTAATTGGATCTGGAGCAACCATGTAACCAAAGAGTATTGTGCATCAATGGAGGACAAAATTAATTTTACTAATTCTACTAATACCAATAAAGAAGCTGTATTATTCATGCTTCCTAAAGCTGTACATTATTTTGTGCATTATTATTATCTTCATAAAGAATCTCCTGAAACTGAAAGTGCTATCTTTGATACATTTCATCTCGATAAGATAATTCCTTTAGATACTTCTAAGTGGAATGATCCTGAGATTATTGAGGATGTATATAATGCGGTGTTATCTTCTACTTTAGGAAATAAAATATACTTTGTAATATGTCAGATGTTAAACTCTGATTATTGGAAAGCTTATATGTATATCCAGAAGAATGTAGAAGATGATATAACAAAGAAAATTTTAATGAAAGCTATCAATGGTAAGAAACCATATGATATTATTATATCTATGAAAGCTTACAATGAGACTTTTAATTCATAAAAGAATACCCCAGTAGAGCAATATCTACTGGGGTTTATTTTTTATATCATTGGTGTTAATTCTACATTATCGCAGAAATCACTAAACCATCCTCTATGATTAATTGTAAGATTACATATTTCTATTCTACTATCTTTACAGTTACTGAATGCTTTTAAATAAGGACCAAATCCTGTCCTTTCTGGTTTCTTATAAATATCACATTGTTCTGTATGACCAATTAGAATAACTTTACAATTATCATGTATTCTGGTTAATGTCTTTTTAAGATCATCAAAATAGAAGTTTTGAGCTTCATCTATAATAACAACCTTATGATCAAAGTTTACTCCTCTTAAATATGTATCTGCCATAAATTCTATATAAGCTGTACCATTTTTAAGAGATTGAATATTATTTTCTGATATAATACTAGTTCCTGGATTTATCCCAAGAGTTAATAAAGCATCTACTAATGGTTGCATATAAGGTTCAGTTTTAGATGTTTGATCGCCTGGTAAAAATCCTTGTCTTTGCTCTTGAGTAGGAGATATAATATATGTAATCTTATTATAAAATCCATATTGATATAAAAGATTAGCTGCTCCCAAAGCTATAGTAGTCTTTCCCGTTCCAGCTTTAGAATTACATATAATTGCAATTTTTTCTGAGTTCCAGATAGCATCTCTGAAATGTTTTTGATCATCATCTAAATCTAATCCATAGAATATATCATCGTCTAAAAATTCTGGCGCGTTCTCCTTTCTATCGAAGTTTAAATTTGAGTTATTTTTATTTTTCATATATAACCTCCATAGAAATATAGTTATATCTATTTTACCATAATGTGAAATTAGTAGAGATATACTATATAAGTATATCTCTACTATTGTAATTTTGAATTAGATATTATAAATATAATAAACATATATAGAAGCCAGATCCTCTTTTAATAATTAAAAAAAAAGAGGTGATCGATATGTTTATTGAATTCTTTGGTGGGAAATCTCCCATAAAATTTGCTAATAGTACAACCCAAATATTACTTACACCTGAGCAAATTTTAGCTGTTGAAAATCGAGACCTTTTAACAGCAAAAAGAATAGGATTAAATACTGACATTTATATGTCTTTAATTGATCCTGATTATCCTGTAATAATTTCAGGTTGATAATATTATAGAATCACCTCTTTTACTAATATGTATTAGTGGTGATTCTTTACATTGTTTATTTTTTTTGTAAAAATATAGGTATTCTCTACATTTAAATAATAAATCTTTAAAAATTATAAAAATTAAGGAGGATGCTTTAATATGAATAATGATTTATTATTAGCTCTTATTGGGCTTGGTGTAATCGCTATAATCGCAGTTGTATTTGTATTATATTCTGTAAAAAGATCTGGAGATAAAAAAGAAGCTGAAAGATTTCTTGATGGGTTATCTAATGAACTTGTTAATATGGTATTAGAAATTATAAAATCATTTAAATTTGATGATTTTAAAGATTTATCTGAAGTTGATCTAGAAAAAGTAGAAATAGCTCTAATAAAAAAAATATATGATATATGTTGGAATTATGTAAAGAAGGTGGTAGAGAAAAAGAATACAGAGAATATGGATTTCTTTACTAAAGCCGTATTATCTTTATTAGAGAATAGAAGTTTCGTTGAAAACTTTATTAAGAAACTTGTTGAAGGTGATTCAGATATACAAGATAATATACATGATAAAGCTAGAGTTATATCAATATCTGCTAGTGAAAAGATATTAGAAGAATTAGAAGAAAGAGAAGAAGAACTCACAGAAGAATTCTCCGATCAAGATAAATATGTAGAAGTATCAAATGAAGAAGATCTTCCTGTTGGTGAAGATGAAGAATTAGGGGTGCCAACTGAAGAGGAATTGGCTGAACTTAATCCTCAGAAAGATGAAGAGGAAGAACTAGATCCAGATAATGATCCATCGGTTGAAGTTGTAGATGATGATATATATTATGATAAATCTGGTAGACCTAGATCAAAGAAAACTGGTAAATGGGTAAAAATCAATGAATAATGGGGGACAAATATATGACAGATAATGGATTATCTGCTCCTCTCCCTTCTTATAAATTTAGGAAACGCCAAGAAAGAAGAAGAGCAATAAAAATAGGAACTTCTATAAAAAGAACCACAAACACTAGAAAAGTTCCATATACTACAAATTATGAATTACAAAGAGATATAAAGGAAAAAGAAATCATTGATGAAATCAATAGACAAAATTTAAATTCTGATTATGGTGTGTAAAATACAATAGATCTCCTAGGGGTATTGATAACCCCTAGGAGAATCTTTTTTGAGAAGAAGTATATTGTAATAAATTCAGCGACCTCTGGGGATAACGAAGCCACCGGACCTATTTACATAATTGTTAAAATTTAAAATTTAGAGGTATACCTACACGGTATACCTCTATCCTCCGATTATTTTCTAATTTAATTAGATATTATATATTTGATATAGAAACGTAGCATGTATTATATATCAAATAATATAAGAAGGAGGATGAAAGTATGGATGAATATAAATTTCCGATAGCTTATTTAAACAATAAGTTTCCTGGGTTTATAGGATTAACAATAAAACAAATAATAGCAGTTAAACAAAGAGATTTGTTTGCTTCTAACCTTTCTGCTGATGACTATATGTCATTAATTGACCCAGACTATCCGAATGATTAATCCACACCTGTGTACATATAATTATTTTTATATAATAAATACACCTCTATTATATCTATGTGATAGAGGTGTTTCTTTTTTATACCTTTTCTATTAGTTTTTTATTGTCTCCAGATACTTTATATATCTTTATTTTTTCTTCTGTATATTTCTGTTTCTTATATATCTTTGCAGCTTGTTTAGCTTCTTTTAAAGATTTAAAATTACTCTCTACGTGACTATCACTTTCTATCTCATAATATTCTCTTATATTTTTCATAATAAACCCCTCCTTTATATAATATGTAAATCTTCATATTTATGATTATATATTATAAATATAGAAATAACCATAAAATATAATTAGATGAAATCCCGCATCTATAAATAAAGTGGGAGAAAGCCGAGGTAAATATGAATAGAAAAATGATGAGAGAGCAAACACAAAATAGAGAAATTGAAAAATGCAAAGAGAATACACCTGAATATCTTAAATATTTAACACTCGATATTTGCGGTACCAAAATGGTACAGATGAATAGATTATTCAAATATGATATTACGCCAGAAACTAATCCTGAAATATTCGAAATAATTAAAACCAAGAGCCAACAAGAAGTATATATTTCTGTATCTGATGTTATTGAGAAGGAAAAGAAAAAAAGAGATATAATGGAAATCTTGGAGGAGATCAAAGAAAATTCACCTGAATATTTTAATAAATTTGTTGATTATTTAAATAATATTACAGATTCATTCAAATTGAGCGAAATAAATAGATTACTTTCTCACGATATTACGCCAGAAACTAATCCTGAAGTATTTGAATTTATTAAAACTATCGATTATATTTGTGATCTGGATCTGCGGAATTATATAAATGCTGTTATAGATAAAGATCTTAGTAAGAAACAGATGGAAAAAGATCTTTGTAAATTTTACAAAAAAGATCTACCATCTGTTGATGATTATGAAAGAATAAATATTTATTCTTGTAATTATATCAATGGAATTAGAGAGTTTCCAGATTATATTCACGTTGAAGTTGAAATATTAAGGGGATCTTTGCAAGATAAAATTAATTTTGCAACAAAACATAAAAAGCTCATAAGGGATAAAGTATTTGTACAGAAGATATATAATATATTTGGCGAAAATGCCAAATTCTTGAAACTTTACGAATATAAATTCTATTCAAAGCCTACAGTTGCTGATTCTGGATTAGTGATTGGTTTATTAAGATTTGAATGGAAAGAGGTATAAGTTTATATTACTAGTCTAGAGGAGTTGCAAGCACCTAAATCTTCTTTAACAAAACTTGCAAATGTAAATGAAGCAGTAGAGTAAAATATCTTTATAATTATATACTTGATAAATATATTTATTATATAAATCTGTTTTAATTGAGGAAGGAGGTTATATATGAGTAAGAAAAAAGTTGTATATGATCATAAAGGTAATAAGTTTAATACAGAAAAAGAAATGTGTGAATATTGGGGTATAAATTCTGGTGCATTTTACAGTAGAAAACATTATGGTTGGACATTAGAAGAATGTCTAGAAGGTAAAGGTAATGTATACGATCATAAAGGTAATAAGTTTAATACTGAAAAAGATATGTGTAAATACTGGAATATAGATTATAATGTATATAAAGATAGAAAACGCCGTGGCTGGACATTAGAGGAATGTCTAGAAGGTAAATATGTATATGATCATAAAGGTAATAAGTTTAATGCTGAAAAAGAGATGTGTGAGTATTGGGGTGTAAAGTATAGTATATATGCTAGTAGAAAATACAAAGATTGGTCATTAAAAGAATGTCTAGAAGGTAAAGATATATATGTATATGATCATAAAGGTAATAAGTTTAATACAGAAAAAGAGATGTGTGAATATTGGGGTATAGATTATAATACATATAAAGATAGAAAATACAAAGACTGGACATTAGAGGAATGTCTAGAAGGTATATATATATATGATCATTTAGGTAATAAGTTTAATAATGAAAAAGATATGTGTGATTATTGGGGCGTAAATTATAATACATATAATAATAGAAAACGCTTTGATTGGACATTAGAAGAGTGTTTAAATATAATACCACACATATTTTTAGGCAATAATAAAATTATTCATACATATCTTATAGATAACTTATATCTAGAAAAACTATTATCTATAGATAATAGTTTATATTGTGAATGTACATTGAATAATAATCCAATAATATTACATTCAGAAATAGTAAAAGATATATGTAGAAAATATAATACTAATAGAATATTATCTAGTAAGAATAAAGTTGCTTGAGAAAGGAGCAAATCTATGAGTGAAAAATTTAAAGAGCAATACAAAACATTAATGGATGCTAGAGAAAAGCTCCAGAAGAAACATAAGGTTGTTGTCCTTAGATGTACAGGATTTGGTAAAACTTATCTTGCAACAGAACTTATTAAGGACTATAAAAAGGTCTTATATGTATATCCTGCAGAGATTATTAAATCTACTGTAGAAAATAGATATATGGATCTTGTTGATAAGGAAGATGAATATGGTGCAGATGAAGAGACCATTAATACATCTAAAGCTATATCTAAAATTCCTAACTGTACAATGATGACTTATATGAAGCTTGCTATTTTAAAAGATGATGAAATTGAAGATCTTTTGAAGCAGAAGTATGATCTTATTATATTTGATGAAGCTCATAGAATGGGTGGAAGAAAAGCTAAATATAATATAGAAAGAATTTTAGGCAGATTGAAGAAAACTAATTACATTGGGCTCACTGCAACTCCTATAAGATCCGATGGTATGGATATAGCTTCTATCTTTTTTAATAATGTTATGGTTTATCCATATTCTATTATTGATGCTATGAGAGATGGAATAATCAAGTCTCCAAACTACGTATATTGTGCATATGATACTTGTAATTCTCCAAAGAAATTAACAGAAACTGCACTTACTGTTGGTGAAGAGATTGGAGATGATCCAGTGAGATCTACTATATTCAAATCGAGAGTTCTTGAAGCTGGAAAAATTGATGAGATTGATATGAGTGAAATTATAAAAGAATATTGTGACAAATATACTAGTACTAGTTATATGAAGTTTATAGTATTCTTTTCATCTATCAACCAAATGGATTCAAAATTAGATGATGTCATTAGTTGGTTTGAAGTGGCATATCCAGATCACAAAATTAATACAATGCGAGTATCTAGTAAAAATTCAAAAGAGTCCAAAGATGTAGGTAAAAGATTAAACTCACTAAAAAGAAGAAAAAATAATATTGATATTATAGCTTGTATAGATATGCTTAATATGGGTTATCATGTTAATAATATTTCTGGCATTCTAATGTATAGAGGAACATCTTCGAATATTATCTACGTTCAGCAGTTTGGTAGAGCATTATCATCAGGTTCTTCAAAAACACCATTAGTATTTGATATTGTTGATAATATCCATAGAAAGGCAGTATTTGATATTCGTCCTAGTTACTGTAAAAGAAAGAATAATAAATATCTTACAGATTATGAATTAGATGAAGATAATAATCTCGTAGTTTATGATCCAGAGAATAATGCTTATATTCATACTAATTATTATATGGATGATGACAATAATATTGTTGATGAAAATGGCGACCTTACTGATTTAGAATACAATGAAGAAACTGGTAAGATTTATGAAATTGGTGATCCTAGAAAAGAATCTAAGAATCCTAGCATGATAACCGAGGAATGTTTAAATCCTGTAGGTGGATTTGCAACTGAAAGGGAAAAGATTGCTAAACTTGAAGGCGAATTATTATCTTTTAAATGTCATTGGGTTCTGGAAACACACTTTAGAGCATGGTGTCTAAATAATCACATTATTTATCCTATTTCTAATAGTGATTTAAAGAAGTTTTATGGAAAAGAAAAGAAAGATTTTTATAATTGGTTTATTGATCTTCTTAAAAGAAAGAAAATCAATTATCCTTTCTATGATATAGAAAAACTTCTTTATATTGGAACAGAAGATTATAATACACCATTAGCAGTTTGTGCTGCTATGAAAAATATATCTGTAACTAAAGTATTGGATATATTAGGGATTGCTTAATTTAATTTATTATCCAGGAGATTAATTTCTCCTGGATAATTTTAAAGGAGGTTATATATGGTTATTGATCATAAAGGTAATAAGTTTAATACTAAAAAAGATATGTTTGATTATTGGGGTATAAATTATGATGTATATTATCATAGAAAAAAATTAGGTTGGACATTAGAGGATTGTTTAGAAGGTAAATACATATATGATCATAAAGGTAATAAGTTTAAATCGGAAAAAGAAATGTGCAGATATTGGAATATAAATTATAGTGTATATAAAGGAAGAAAACATACCGGTTGGACATTAGAGGATTGTTTAGAAGGTAAATACATATATGATCATAAAGGTAATAAGTTTAAATCAGAAGCAGAAATGTGTAAATATTGGAATATAAATTATAGTATATATGATGGAAGAAAATACAGTGGTTGGTCATTAGAAGAATGTCTAGAAGGTAAAGATATTATATATATATATGATCATAAAGGTAATAAGTTTAAATCAGAAGCAGAAATGTGTGAATATTGGGGTATAAAATGTAATACATATAAATGGAGAAAATACAATGGTTGGTTATTAAAAGAATGTCTAGAGGGCAAAGATATCACATATGTATATGATCATAAAGGTAATAAGTTTAATACATTACAAGATATGTGTAAATATTGGGGTATAAATTATAATGTATACGGGGGAAGAAAGCGAAAAGGTTGGTCATTAGAAGAATGTCTAGAGGGTAAAGATATAGAATACATATATGATCATAAAGGTAATAAGTTCAATACATTACAAGATATGTGTAAATATTGGGGTATAAAATATAACATATATAAAGCTAGAAAACGCTATGGTTGGGCATTAGAAGAGTGTTTAAATATAATACCACATATATCTCTAGATAATAAATATATAATTGACGTACATCTTACAGATAATTTATATCTAGAAAAACTATTATCTATAGATAATAGTTTATATTGTGAATGTTTATTAGATGATAATCCAATAATATTACATTCAGAAATAGTAAAAGATATATGTAGAGAATATAATATAGAGAGAATTATCAAATTACATAAAAATGACACAGAGGATTAATTCCTCTGTGTTTATATTTTTAAAGGAGGTTATATATGGTTATTGATCATAAAGGTAATAAGTTTAATACAGAAAAAGAAATGTGTGAGTATTGGGGCGTAAAGTACACTACATTTATTAGTAGAAAACATATCGGTTTGACATTAGAAGAATGTCTAGAAGGTAAAGGTAATGTATATGATCATAAAGGTAATAAGTTTAAATCAGAAAAAGAAATGTGTAAATATTGGAATATAAAATATAGTATATATCAAAACAGAAAACGCTATGGTTGGTCGTTACAGGATTGTTTAGAAGGTAAAGATATAGAATATGTATATGATCATAAAGGTAATAAGTTTAAATCTATAAAAGATATGTGCAAATATTGGGGTATAAAATGTAGTGTATATAATGGAAGAAAATGCCGTGGTTGGTCAATACAAGATTGTCTAGAAGGTAAAGATATAGAATATGTATATGATCATAAAGGTAATAAGTTTAAATCTATAAAAGATATGTGCAAATATTGGGACATAAATTCTACTAGTGTATTTTACTGTAGAAAACGCTATGGTTGGACATTAGAAGAATGTCTAGAAGGTAAAGGTAATGTATACGATCATAAAGGTAATAAGTTTAATACTGAAAAAGAGATGTGTGAATACTGGAATATAGATTCTTGTACTTATCATGGTAGAAAGAAATTAGGTTGGTCATTAGAAGAATGTCTAGAAGGTATATATGTATATGATCATAAAGGTAATAAATTTAATACAGAAAAAGAGATGTGTGAGTATTGGGGCGTAAAGTATTATATTTATAAAAATAAAAAATATAAAGGTGAATCATTACAAGAATGTCTAGAAGGTAAAATAGAATATGTATATGATCATTTAGGTAATAAGTTTGAATCTATGGTAGATATGTGTAAATATTGGAATATAGCATATGATACATATCGTTATAGAAAACAATCAAATTGGGAATTAGAAGAGAGTTTAAATATAATACCACGTATAGCTTTAAATAATAAAATTATTATTCATACATATCTTACAGATAATTTATATCTAGAAAAAATAAAAGATATAAATGGTATTTTATATTGTGAATGTTTAATAGATGATAATCCAATAATATTACATCCAGAAATAGTAAAAGATATATGTAGAGAATATAATACTAATAGAATATTATCTAGTAAGAAGAGAGCAGGGTAAATTAATACCCTGCTCTCTTGTTTATTTTTTCTTTGCTTGTCTATCATCTGATATATCTTTATCTTCTTTATCAAAATACTTATCTCTATATTCTGATTTATTAAGATTGGATTCTGATATTCTATTATTATTTAAATTCTCTAGAGATATATCTAATTCGTTCATATAATCTCTATCATAATATACTGCAATATCTAATATATCTTCATCTTGTGGAGTATTAAAGTAAGCAACTTTATTTATCCAATCCATTCTAATTGGAACTCTTTTGGCTAAGTCCGCTTCTGTAAATACTTTAACATTAATAAAGTGACTTGGCGATACTCCATTTACTAGATCATGATTAATAGTCTTAGTTAATACATTTTCTCCAGTAAATAACGAGGATAAATCCATTGTAGTCTCACCTTTATCTGTAGCATATTGAGTAATAGCTCCGATAGGCCATCCATTCTCATCGACTTTAGGTATATCTACCATATTAATACTATATATAGCTACAGTACCAGAAGATGCTTCTTTAGGTGTAATTTTTATAGTAAGATCTGATCCGGAATAATATGCATAGAATTGTGGCACAGGTATAGTTAATACAGCATTCATTTCGATATGATAATACATATCAAGCTTACCATTTCTTTCACCATCATCTAATTGTAATTTGTCTTTTACAGCAATATGAGTATATAAACCATTCATTCTAATAAAGAATTCTGCTTTCTTATTTATTGCTCGTATCTTAAATAAAAATGGAACATCTGAATGATTATTGAGATAATGAAGAAAATCCACAATATCTACAACTTCACCCTTCTTTATTTCAAACCCCGCTTTATCAGCAATATTAAGAATTATTTCTTTTGGTACGTGGAAATCTGCACTAATATCTTCATATTGTGTAGCTCCTACTCTAAAATATAATTCCATCCTTTGAGATAAATCTAATTGTTCAGCTCTGGTATTTACTCTAACTTTAAAACCAAAATCCATCCTCAAAGCTCTCATATTAAGACCTAAGAATAAATCTCTATCATAATCTCTAAAGAATGAATTATTTAAATTAGATCTTCTAGTATACATTGTAACGGGAGCTTGATAATTATCTAATCCTTCTCTATCATAATCGTGTTCTATTCTAGGCTCTATTCTTGCTCTTGGTTGCTGTCCTTTTATGATTTGTCTTTTAAATTTATTTTTATAGTCATCTAATACATGTTTTCCATCTACATATATTCCACCAACAAAAAAATTCTTTTCAAATTTACTTTCAAACCATTTATACATATAATCTATTGCTAGAGAATATGAATGTACATATGATGGTATAGCTAAATTTGTATATAATTTATCTGCTCTTTCGGAATTATTATTAGATGCCCAAATTTCTTCTATATCATTTGGATTTATTGGGACTCTATCGTAACTCACTTTTTCACTCTCCTTTTTTTATTAAAATCAGATTCTACAGATTCTCTAATAATATAATATTCTTCATCTGATAAAATAGAAGAATAGTCGTATAAATCTTTTAATATTTCTTTACTGAAGAATTTATCTTTTAATATAAATTTCATATTCTTTTTGTCTAATACTCTTATATTATCAATGTTTTTTAAATTTCTAAGAACAAGATAAATAAATTTCTGATCATCTATATGCATAGCACACCCATTATCAAATTTATTTATAAAATATTTAAGTTCATCAGTATAAGAAAATTTAATATTTTGATTCTTTGAATATGTTTGTCCAGCGGCTAGAGAATCACACAACATTTCAACGGCATATTTATAAGGCATTCTAATTGGGGTGGTTCCTTGATCAAAATTATCCATCCAATATTCATAATGATGAGGATTTCTACCTTTATGGTGTTGCCATGCTAGTGAATAACCATTTTTTGCTTTACAATTGTCTATTGGAGATCTATCTCCACTATAATATTTAACACTTTCTGAAAATTCTATATATGAAAATTTAGATAAGTCGTGAATAAAGGTTTGCCATCTTGACAAGCCTGCAATTCTACCATAATATGAAACCCACTGCTTATGATTACATATAGTTTTGAAATGTTTAAATGAAATTTTGAGAGTATCTTTGATGTTTTTCATACATTTCGCCAACCTTTCTTTTAATAATATACTATATTTATATAGAAGTGAAGTTTGTATAGATAAATGTAAGTTTAAAAATATAATTATTAAATATACTAATAAAAAAGTAGAAAAATAACAAATAATCAACAAATTAATATAAGATTATATACTATATATAGGAGAATAAAGATATGTCATATGTAGATGATAATAAATTATTAGATTCATATAACGAAATTAATTCGTTAATTAAAACACAAACAGTAGATAAGGTAGTAATAGATTATACTAAATTAGATGGTGAAACTGAAAATCAGCTTAGACAAGCGATTTCAAAAGTTTTACATAAAAGATGTAACGAATTATCTGCAGCATTGAATTCAACCAGAGAATTTGTTATCCATTAATATTATATAAAGAAAGGGGATGCATAATAAATTGTTTGATGACATTATAGCAGAACAGAAAGAAGAACAAGAATATCGTGAGAAACACAATATTCCAATCAATCTTACTTATCCAAATTCTAATGAATATGATTATATGACTAAAATAGAAGTCATAGATTTAGACTTAGAATGTAAGTTAGATATTGAATCTGGTCGTGGTTTTGAAATTACAAAACCTAAAGGATCAAATAAGAAAGAGATGAAAAATCCGGATGGTATTTATTCATCTAAGTTTGGTCAGAAATTAGGAGATCAAAATCCATATGCAGATAGATATTCTTGCGAATGTGGTTATTTGAAGTCTCATATTAATCACGGAATAGAATGTCCAGTATGTAGAACAATATGTAGATTTGTAGATGATGATTTTAAGATGTTTGGATGGATAATCTTAAAAGATAAATATCATCTTATACATCCAAAGTTTTATGATACTTTGGATTATATATTTGGAGCTTCTAAATATAATGAAGATCGAAAGAAAATCAAGGGTTCCAAATTAAAAAATATGCTACATTATTCACCAGATGTAGATGAGCATGGTAATAATGATAGACCATGTTCTTTTAAACCAGATAAAGAACCATTTTATGGAATTGGTATGATGGAATTCTATGAAAGGTTTGATGAAATATTAGATTATTATATTAAATTATATCCAAAAAAGATTGAATATTATAATGAGATTCAACATTATAGAGATATTATATTTATCCATTCTATTCCTGTATTTACAACACATCTTAGACCATCTGATATAAAGGATGGTTATATGTATTTTGAACCAACCAATGGTTATTATACAATAATAAATAAGAACGTTGCTTTAATCAATAAAGATCAAAGAAGAATGGATAATGATCCAAAAACTAAAAACTTGAAATTATATGATACTCAGATGAAGTTTAAGGAATTAACCGATGAGATCTTGAATATCCTTTCTGGAAAGAAGGGAGTACTGCGTATGCTGGTGGGTGCTGTATATGTAACGGCTGCTTGAATTTATTCAAGTACTATTCTTTCTAAAACTGGGAAGCCCTAAAGTTCGACAGGGTAATCAGTTACGAAGATCTGTTATAAACAGATTGTGTTCAACGACTAGTTGGTGACAACGTAGAGCCGAAATCACTGGTGAGGCGTTCTTAGACCCAATGTAAGTCCTCTTAAATCGAAACGAAAGACATCGAAAGATGTAAGATATAGTCTAGTATCCCATTATAATGATGGGGAAGTTCATAAGAGAACTGTATGGTGTAGTGTACCATATGAATGCAACGAGATATAATTATGCATGTAGAGCAGTTATAGCACAAGATCCAACTTTAAGAATTGATCAGGTTAAATTACCTTATACAGAATTAGTAATATGTCTTCAACAACAAATAGAAAACATATTAATGAGATCATATAATATATCTCCATCAGAAGCATATGACTGGTGGAAGAATGCCATTGCAACTTATGATGAAAGGATAGGAGAAATAATCAATATGATTATAAAGTCCCATCCTAATGGTGGTATACCCGTGATAATTAATAGAAATCCTTATATTAAAATAGTAGGGCTCCTTTTTAGGTGACTAAGAGGGAGAATTTGGTTTAATTGCTGGGAAAGGCTAAAGCTCTCTTGCCTATATGGAATCGAAAGATAGAAACAAGTAGAGAGATGATCTATGGTGAAATAAAAGCCTATATAAATAGTATATAGGTCCTAAGGATTGGTATAATGTCTAATCAGCAGCGAAGCTCTTATTATATAAGAGAACGTTCAACGACTGTCCCTGAAATGGGAGTAGGATTCAAGTGAATTCCGAAAGAATCAAGGTCTAATTATTATTAGATTGAAGTATAGTCTCGTCTTCTAGGTAACACCTAGAGAAGTTCATCAGAGAACTGCATAGATTAACGACCTATGTGAAGATAACGACAATAAATTACGGCTTAAGAAATTGGGTCAGCTAAATAGAAATGTTTAGTTAAAAATACTACGTTAATTGCTGGGACATGCTTAATTGCACAATCAGCATCCAAGTCTCGTAAGAGAAAGGTTCACAGACTATCGAAAGTGTATTATAAGGGAAATACTTATAAGAGTAAATGAGTAGAGTAGAGCCAAGTGGTTAGTATTATAGTGATATTAGCTATAAGTAAAACTATTAAATCGAAACGCGTAGCACCTTCTATATGGTAATAGTATAGGTGGTGAAGATATAGTCGAGTATCCATATGTAATGTATGGGAAGTTCAAAGAGAGAACTGTTATAGAGTAACGATCTATAATGAATAAACGCAATATTGCAGGTATATTGTATAGGATTTACAAAAACACTTACTATGAGTATTTCATTACAAGTATTAAAACCATTGTGTGCAGATTTTGATGGCGATGTCCTTAATATTTTCCATATACTTAATACAGAATTTCTGCATAGATGTGAAATTGTATTTAATCCTCGTAATGCAATGTATATTAGTAAGATAGATGGTAAATTTAATAAAGATGTAATGGTTCAAAGAGATACAATTATTAATTCTAATACTTTAATTAGATTAGGTAGAAATAATTATTCTCAAGAAGATCTCGATAAGATAGAGAAGATTAGAAAGAAACAGAAGAAGTATTTTGATAGCGAAGAAGATATTGCGTAATTAAATAATACCAGGGTGGATATTTCTACCCTGGTATTATTTTTTGATATATTAAATTCTTTTGATTATATATTATAATTATAGTAAACATGTTAAACCAATAAACTAATAATTAATAAGGAGGGAGACAAACATGGTTAAAATAAGTAAAGAACAAGGAGAGTTTTTTAAGATTAAAAATTGTAGTTATAATGGTAAGGTAGGAACTGTATTGTTTGGGGACAATTATATAAAAGATCTTTTATATGATGGTGAGTATGACGATGAAATTGATAAAAGTAAGAAAAATGTTATAATAAAATTAAATAAATGATGAAGGAGATCATAAATGTTAGATATTACTAAAATTAGAAATGATGTAGTAAATAGAGGTCTTGCTGGATCGTATTGTGAAGAATATTCTTATACATATGATACTAGAACCTTAAAATTTGAAAAATCTGGATATTTAATCGCTGCAAATCCAGACATAAAAATATATTCAAATAATAATTTGACTAATAATTTATATCATGTTTTTATTAATAATGATTTAAAATCTTGTAATATAAAATATAGTGTAGATTTAAATTTATCTGGAGAAACTATGCATCTTAGCGAATCTGATATTACAATTAATGATTTTAATCAAATTAAAGCTACACCATTCAAAGAATATATTGCAAAAAATAATAAAATTATAAATCCTAATGATTTTAATAAGTTACCATGTAGAGGATTGTATTTTAATATATTTACAAAATCATCTTCTAGATCATCTAAAGAAAATAATACTTATACTGATTATATTTATAATCTTGAATTTACTGTAGGCGTAGATCAAACATGTTATATTTATATAGTGCAATCTCCAGATACCACCCTTCCAACTATTTTAGTATGTAAAAATAGAATTGGTGAATTTGATTTAAATGATATTAATAATTATATATTTAGAGGAAATACAAATGAAACACCAAATATGTATAATTCATATTTTCATCCTCATGAGTATAGTATTATTAAATCTACTATATATGAGAATACTGTTTATAGTTCTCCAGATGGCTTTTTAAATAAACTTAGGTTTAGAGAAGAGATTATCAATGATGAGTCTGGTAATAAATTATATTATTCTGAATCTGATAAACTTCTTGCTATAAATAATAATAATAATAATGTTTCTATCAAATTAGATAATTATAATATTGGAGAATATGAAGTTGGTACTGTAGATTATAAGAATATAAATTTGGTAAAATATGTGGAAAATATAGATGCATTTAATTCTATGCATAAAATAAAAGAAAAGATATCCGTAAATGAACTCGTAAAAAGATATCCGAATATTAAAAACATATTACCAGTTATACTTACACAATATAAAGATGATGATATCCTATCGTGTATAGAAATAGATGATCCTTTTAATATATTTACGTTTGAATATTATGATGTAATTTTTACAAATATTGTTATCAGGATAATTGATGATGAGACTATAGAAATATTATATATTTTGAATAATAACGAAAAAGTATATTATGTTGTATATAGAAATGGGTATAAATTAAATATTGTTGTTTCTACAAATGAAAACGATAATAACGTATATTATTCCACTAGCACAATAAATCGTACTATTAATTATACTGGTAATACTGGTATTATAGCTTATAAAGATAATTTTTGGATTAACGTGAACAAATCAAATACAATAGTTAATACTAATCTTCCTTTAAGTGGAGAATTCACCAAATACAATATATTTGGTATTCCAGAAAAGTTTTAAATAATACCCGGGAGAAATCATATCTCCCGGGTTTATTTTTTATTAAAATGCCATTTTATTAGTATAAATTGTAATATTTTACATAGTTTTATACTATGTTATAATAATACTATAAGAGGTATAATATATGAATGAAATAAAAATAAATCAATTTCATAATAAAAACACAATTAATATATTCAGTGATGCAAGTATAACTGGAAAACCAGGAAAGTTTACAGGATGCTACGGTGTTGTTGCTGTAGTAGAAGATAATATTATAGATCAAACCTATAAGATAGTTAGTAATACAACCAATAATAATTCAGAAATAAAGGGTATAAGGGCTGCACTTGATATTGCTATGAAATATAAGGATATTTATCAATATATAAATATATTTTCCGATTCTCTTATATCGATAAATGGTATTAGAGATTATATTAATAAATGGGTAATAAATCCTCAAAATGGTATGTTATACAGCGGAACGAATAAGATTGTTGCTAATCAAGAAATATTTATTGAGAATTATAGAATGCTAAAAGAATTACATTTATCTTCTTCTATAATAACATTATACCATCAAGCAGCTCATATAGATAATAATTATAATTCTTTGATAAAAGCAGCAGATTCATTTAAAAAATCTAATTTAATTAAAGCAAAAATAGATCTTAATTTTATTAGATACATTTGCACTTGGAATAATTATGTAGATACTACTTCTAGAAGTATGTTAAAAAGAAATAGAATGAATAAAATGGAGTATATAGATCCATTGATATTTACTACAGAATTCGGATGGTTATAATATATTTCAATAAAATACTATATATTTGGAAAGGAAAAATAATATGACTAAATATATAGAAAAATTAAAAGATTACAATATGAGGATAATAATATCATGTATAGTTATTATTATCATAACTGCAATTATTTTGATAGTGTATAATAATACTCATAAGCAATTTACAGTTAAACAATTTTCCTGGAAAACTGAAATACAAATAGAGGAATATAAGACTTGTCGTGAAGAGGGTTGGAGTATTCCAGATGGCGGTAGAGAAACAGATAGAGAAAAAAGAATTCATCATTGGGATGATTATATAGATCATTATGATAAAGATGGTAAACCTGTATATGAATCTGAACCTGTGTATAGAACTTATTATTTTTATGATATAGATAGATGGGTATATAGTTATAGTGAAACTGATAGTGATATTGGTAAGAAAATAAAATGGAAAGAATATACATTACCTGAAGGAAATTTCAGAGAAGGTTCAAAAATAGTTACATATACAGTAGATGGAATATTGAGTAATGGTAAACATAAATCCTATAAATGTGATGAAGATATGTTTAAAATCTTAGAGATTAATGGAACGTTTGAAATTGTTACCGATATATTTGATAAGAAAATAATAAAATTAAAGTGAGGTAGAAGAATGACAAGTGAATGTGTGAATAAATGTTTTATATGTGGCAAAGAAATACAGAGAGGTTCAATTCCTCGTATAGAACCTGAATTAGATAAAATAAAAACTGAAGATAAGAAAGAACATTTAGTTTGTGATGCTTGCGGAAATATGTTAACAATAGTCTTTAAGACTATTAAAATGCTATGATGGATAAATCGAATAGAAAGATGGAGGTAGCGAATGACAAATGAAGAAAAAGAAGTATTGCAGGAACAGCATTGCGAAGATGTAGGAGAGGTATCAGATGGCTATCATACATTTAATCAATTATATCATCAAAGAGCAGTTCTATTTGCATGTATTGTAAAACAAAATAAAAACAAAGCTTGGAAATCCTTTAAACATTCAGACGGAAAGTATTGTTTTAATAGTAATGGGGAATGGTTTATTGTTGGAATAGATACACCACAAGGAAGCTATACATATCATTATACAAAAGAATATTGGGATATGTTTGATTGCCAGGAGTTAGAGTGTGGAAAAGAATGGGATGGACACACAGAAGAAGATGTAACTAGACTACTATCATTAGAACAACAGCCTTGCGAGGATGCAATCAGCAGACAGGTGGTCATAAATAGAATAGCAAATACTTGTTTTTGGTTATCGGCTGATAATTGGGAAGAACTAATAAAGTGTATCAATTCTATCTCATCTGTAACTCCTGCTAAAAAGCAACAACATTGTGAGGATTGTGTCAGCAGAGAAGCAGTGATTGATTTAGTAGCAGATTACGACTTGAATATGGATCAAGTAGTTAAAGCTATTCATGCCTTATTACCCGTAACACCATCAAGACCTAAAGGACATTGGATAAGTCATAAAGAACATTGTGAGAATTTGGGATTAATACCAAGCGGTTTAGGTGTTTATGAATGGTGTTCTAATTGTGATTGTGGTATTGATGTTAAGGAGTTTCATAGAATTCATTACAATTTTTGCCCGAACTGCGGAGCAGATATAAGAGAAAGTGAGGATAAAAATGAGTAAACTTGATGATTTGATAGCACAAAAAACCTATGAGTTAAATTGCCTGAGAAGTTACAGAACCATAATTGAAAGTGGTGATTGTAGTAGTTGTAACCATCATAATAATTGTGATATTGAACCTGAACTGGGTCAAATGGTTAGATATAATTGCTATCGTTATATAATGAATACAAAAACTGAGGAATAGATATGAACAGACTAGAGATTGAGGAATGTGAGGATATTGAAAAAATAAAGAGACTATGTATAGCTCAAAATGAACAGCTAACCGTTATTGGGGAAATTTTGGTTAGTGAAAGTAAGTGGCATATTACATCCGATGAAGCAATAAGAAAGATTAGAGATTATTTAGTTAAGCATCAAAGTGATATTAAGCTAAGAATAAATGAAGGAAATGAGAAGATTTGTGATGATTGTATATATACAGATATTGCTGATTGGGAAGAAATTGCAAATACAGGAAAGGTAAAGCCAATTTTATGGTGCGAAAAATATAGGCATTTTTGCTCAGATATTACCGATTGTGAGTATTATAAGGAGGATGGGGATGAGTAACAAAATTAAACTCAAATTTGGTTTAATCCTATTAGCTATATGCATGCTTATTTATTTCATAATTTGTAATATAAACACGCTTACATGGAATGATGATATATTTGCTGTGGTAAAAGCAATTCGTAATGGTACACCACTTCCTAAAGGACATGGGAGATTAAAAGATGTTGATAAGCTTGAGTCGCATGATGAATATGATGGTCAAGGTTTCACTAAAAGTGTCTACAAAGATGATATTGATAGTTTACTAACAATCATAGAGCCTTACAAAGGAAGCGAGGAATAAGATGGGAAGATTGATTGATGTAGACGAAGTAAAGAATACTAATAAAGGGATTGAAGTAATGGAACAACCGGATTATTCTATAATGAATGATTCTCCGGAATTTATTTATGGAGGAAATAATTAATGAGCAATGATTTATCCAGTATACATCCAGTTAATTTCTTTAAAGATAGTGTATTAAAAAGTCCAGATATTGGTAATGCTGAAATTTATCCTATTTTACAAGAAATTCAACATATGAGTACTAAAGATACGCATCAAATTCATATCGAAGGGATATTAAAAGATTTTATAATTAATAATGTATCTAATCTTTCTAATACATTTATTATAAAATTATTAGAAGATAATATTAGTAAAGATGAGATGGCTTATATTGTAGATTTTTATGGTGATTTTGATCTTAAGTCCTATTTATTTGATACTATATCAAAAAATGTATTATATTCAAATGACCCACAATCTATTTGTAATATTATTGAATCTAATATTATATTTACACTTAACCAATTTGTACAGTTTTATGTAATATATAAATTGGTATATATTAAAGAAGGTATAGATCTTTATAAGACTCTTTATAAAGAAACTTATGGAGAAAATCCTGATGGTACTATGAGAGAACAAGATAAATATGTTTTCTGTTGTTCTATAATGAATAATATGATTGAGAATTTGGTGCCAGATATTACAGATTGTTGTAATTCTTTAAAATCAACAATAGAAAATATTAAACTATTATATTCTAGGAGGTAATAAAATGTCAGAAGAAATCAAAAAGAATATCACAATAATGGGAATTGATAAGGATATTGATGAAAGGATTAATGAACTTTGCGAAAAGAATGGGGTAGATAGAGAGTTTTTTATTACAAAAGCTCTGGAAAATCAGATAGCTATGATGGATCAAAGCCCAAAGCTTGTAGAAAAAATTAATGATTTGTGCGAAAAACATAGCATGTCTAGAATATTTTTCTTTACAAAAGCTTTAGAAAATTATTGTAAAAATCTTAGTAAAAAGAAAAAGGGAGGAGAAGAATAAGATGATAGATAATTTTATACCTGACATTCCAAATGATTCTAAAGAGATAGAAAAATCATATGGTGATTCTTTAACAGAAATGGATAAAGTTGCTATAAAAAGAAGGGCTGGTGCAATAGAACCGATTATATTTGAATCTGGAAAATCTATCGGTACACCCATATTGTCCAGTATTGGATTTGAAATGATTGGTGATTCTAATCTTGAAGCTTTGAAAAACAATATATTTTCTAATGATGTTTTAACCAAATATCAAAATAGAACTTATTTGGTACAAGATTTACATCATCCGAGAGTTGAAGTTTTAGCGGAAAATACAACTAATTATATTATCGAATCTTCTATGATTAATTTTGCAAATTTATGTAATTATTTATTTAAAGACATTGTTGAAAATTGGGATCAAAATAAATGTATTTTTAGTTTATCAGATAATGAAATTATATGGATATATAATCAAATAGAATCATATATTGATAATCTTGTTGATGTTAATCGAGAATATAATGTAATCGAAGATTCAACGAATAGTTTGATCAACTACTTACGTTATAATAAAGGAGATATGCTACCTGATGGAATATGGAAATCTTATGCAGAAGAGGTCGCTGTGACAATTGCGCAATATATTGGTTCTATAATGTCAAGGATTTTATATTCTTATGTATATAAATTATCTTATATTGATAATGGTCGTGATATTTTAAAGAATTTGAGATGTAGATCTTTTATTATTGATAATATAGGTGACGTTAGTAGTATGAGCGATAGTTATATAATTTATGTTTATATAAATAACTATATATATCCATATCTTTATGAATTAATTGCTAATAATATTAATGGATCTATATATTGTGCATTATGTAATATAATTATCACATTCCCAAATTTATTTTACGATATACATAGAAAATTTATAAATAAATATAAAAATAAAGGAGAATAGTTAGATAAATAATATTATTTAAAATAATATACTATAATATTATATAAGATAAATATTATAGAAAGGATGAATTAAAGTTATATGTTCAAGACCAATTTTTATACAGGTGAAATGTCTGTAATGGGTAATGGTGAGCAATATACAACAGAAACCGAAGCCACGCATAATGCTGGCTTCGGTCAATATTCAGCTCAACAGAGCATTCCACCAATGACCTATGGTCTTGGGGGAAATGCATATCAACAACAATATTATCAAAATCCATATATGATGAATCAATATATGAATCAACCAATATATGGACAACAGATGTGGGGTAATCCTGCATTGCAGGGAGGTTATGGATATCAACATCAACCAACTCAACAGCAATATACTCAAGTATATATCCCCCCAGTTAATATATCTGGTAACGATTACCTACTTCCTTCTAATTTTGAAAGCATTGCTCAAAATATGTTAATGCAATATTATCAAGAAGAAGCTGAATTCGAGGGTAAACAGATAGCAGATAGAGCAAAAGCAAAAAGAGAAAATAGATACAATCCATATCAATATAATGGATATGGATATAATTATTATGGTAATTCGTTTTATGGATCACCATATCAAACTTTTCATTCAAAAGTTTTTGACCAATTAAATGAAATAAAAGATGCCGCTAAAGAGGCCAGATTAAATTTATCCATGAATTTGTCTAAATTAGCTCATAAAACTATTGGAGATAATATATCTGAAGAAGATATAAAGACAATGTATAATGGAAAATATATTAATGTAGAAAACACTGTATATGCTTGTTCTGAACAAGATGCATTTCAAGCAAGATTTACAAGTGACAGATTTGTTCCAATTGATCCAGGGGCAACAGGGTATAGAAAATTTTATGATGATACCAAAGAAAAGATTCAGAGTATCTTACCTCAAGATACTACCATTGAAGAGTTTGGACCAAGAATGAATATATTGCTCTCCGAATGGGAAATAGAGGAAATGTTAGAAAGGAGAAGAGGATTCAATTTATCTTACGATTCGTCTGCATATAAAAGATTATTAAAAGAAAAATGTGCAGAAAAAACAGCAAATCAACATGGGTTTAGTCTTATTAGATCAGAAGAACCAAATGAAATTACTCAACTAAAAAATCAAATTAGTATGATGGAGCAAATAAAAAATATGTCTCCTGAAGAAAAAACTAGAGTAATGAAAAAGGGGCTTTCTCAATTGGGATTGCCTTTGATGAGTGATGCTGTATATTTCGACGAAGAGGGAACAATGTGTATAAGGGCAAACATTGGTAATCATGCTGGGCAAACTTATACAGTATCTAATGAAAATGAAGCAGAATATGCTGGAAGAAGAGCAGCATTTGCTGGATTTTTAGATAGTATTCCTAGAAGCGAAGAATTACATGATGAAAAGATAAAACAATATGATGAGTATTCCAAATCAGAATTTCAATATAATATGACACATCCTCCAGGATCAGGAGGTGGGTAAATTATGATAGATAGAGAATATACATTAAATAGATTAAAATCTAGAAGTATAACTCCTCAAGAGTTTAATTATGAGATTTTAACTGCTCCTCCTATTCTTTCAATGTTTACTGTTGAAGATATTCAACAATTAAATTATATTGCTACTTCTGCAAAGTATTCTGCAAAACTTAAAGAGAAGTATCAAGCAATTGATGAGATAATGAATAGACGAGGATTTGATAAGCTGGTATCGGGAACCAATAGAGTGACTTATCAACCAAGATTTGCTAATAATTTTATTGTAAAGGTTGCATATGATAGCGTAGCATTAAATGATTCTATAAGAGAATATAAAAATCAATTTCTTATAAAACCATTTTGTACTAAAGTCTTTGAAGTTAGTCCCTGTGGAACTTTAGGAGTATTTGAGAAAGTAAATCCGATTACTAATAGAAAAGAATATATATCTATGGCTGCAGATATATATAAACTTTTGTCTGAATTTATAATTGGACAATATATTATTGACGATATAGGAACCAATTATTTCAATAATATTGGATTTAGAAATGGATTTGGTGCCGTAGTGCTCGATTTTCCATACGTATACGAAGTAGATGGGAAGAAAATATGGTGTAATAAGCCAGATCCGAATGATCCTACTGGATATTGTAATGGGGCTATTGATTATGACCTTGGATTTAATAAATTGGTATGTAAGAAATGTGGTGCTGTATATAAACCTTTCGAATTAGCAAAGAAAATAAAATATAATAATGATGAACAATTTATAAACGAAAGCGAGGATATAAATATGAAGATTACTATAAGTGGTGGATCAAAGGGATTAAAGAAACAGGAAATCGTTACAGGTGATTTCAAGAATCCTATTCATGCAATTAGATCTAATAAAATGAATAAGAGAGTTGAGAAGCAGTTAGCTGAAGAGCAGGAAAAGAATAAGACAGTTAATGGTATAGCTGCTGCTAAGGAAGAAATAAAAGAGGAAATCAAAGAAGATCTTGCTTCAGAAGAAGAGCCTGTTGAGGTAAAGGAAGAAGAGGAAGTTGAAGCTAAAAAGGAAGTAGTTAGCGCTTTCGAGATTAATGAAGAAGATGAGGGTAAAGGTGATCTTGGATATATAGATGATAAAGAGGATATTGGTAAGTTGCTTGCTGGTATTAATGATTTATATTATTATTCAGATGCTAGTAATGAGGATAAGATCAAGATTGTAGAGAATTGTTGCGAATTTCTTGAATCTATTTTCTCTGATAATTTGGAAATAGCAATTAAAATGTTTGCTAATATTCTTAGAAAGAAAAAGAATATTAAGGATGAAATAATTAGCGAGTTTCTGGAGAAGAATAGCTGCTCAGTAAATAATCAGTTTATTAAACTTCTTTTAAGTTCTGAAAATTATTATCTTGGAACAGAAGTTAATAAGTGTGGTCCAGATGAGGATGGTGAGAATATTATATTTGAGATTGCTACATCTATCTTTAAGACTAAGACAAATAAAGTTGTATATTCTGGTGATAGCTTAGAGGCTAAGCTTGGTAAGGATAAGATTTTATCTGCTCTTAATATTGATGATTCTGATGATGAGCTTTATGATTCAGCAGAAGCTGATGGTCTTGATTTAGCAAATGCTGTCGTATTATCTAAGAAAGATCTCTTCCCGAATGAAAAGGTTGGTGATGTCATTGTTGTTAAAAATGATGATGGTACATACCTTACATTAAATAATAAGATACTTGCCATTAATCGCATTGATGATAGAGATACAAAAGATATTGCTATTGTATCTAAAGAATGGTATGATGATGCAGTTGAAAAGATCAAAAGTTTTAAAGAAGCTCCTGTATGCGCTCTCCCAGAAGAATATATAGAAGAGGAAGAAGAGGAGGCTTCTGGAGAGGAGGAGTAATATGATATTAAAAGGTAATATTCTTTTAACCACTAATAAGAATATTATAATAGAAACTTTACATATGAGACCAGATGTAAAAATAATATCATTAGATGAAGATAATGAGTTAGGATTAGATCCCAGGATAGTTATTCCTGGGACCATACTCCTACCGCCTCCTGAAGCTATGATAGCTGAAGTTGACGGAGACGAGAAAAAATATAATATTATTTATAATGCTCACTTATTATCTGAGCCTGTAAAAGAATATATTAGTTCTATATTGGCTTTTTTATATAAAGGGGGGAAACTATTATTATATTATCCAAACTCAGATTATAATAATACTATGAAAAATATGGTATTCTTTATATTAATAAATTATGGAATTCATATTGGTATTATTGATGATCCTGATCCTAATGTTTCTGGATGTTATTTTGATGCAAATTTAGAAAACATACAATTGGATCTTATTTATTATTATACAAATATAATGGATTGGAGAGAATATTTATATAATTATCCGCCAATGTTTCCAATTAATGATCAAATTCTAAATATATTGTTAAATCAAATAAATCCATATGGAAAAACATTCAATGAAAAACTTGAAGTTATAAATAGACTTAGATTTGGTATTAAGAAAAATCCTAATTTGATAAATCCTATAATGGGGGTGATATAGTTGCTTTATTATGGTAATGGAGAATATATACCAGATGATTGTAAAGTATTTAATTTAAATTCTATGAAGGAAGGTTTTCCAAGATTTAAATATATATTGCCTCCAAATGAATTGGGAAAATATTTAGATAGAGATTTTGATATATCATATTTTAATTATATATTTCAAAATGATGCTGTTTTTATGGAGTTTTTTAGTATTATATATGAATTATATATAAATAATGATATATTTATTATTGTAGATGAAAAAATGGATTGGGCAGAAAATATTGCAGAAAGTTTATTTAAAGCAATTCAACAACGTTATGGTTATAATGCTTATAGAATAAACTGTTTGGATGATTATCTTTGGATAAAAAATTCTTCTGGCTTTTTGCCACAATTTAATCCTTATTGGGGAATATACAACTTAGATATAGATAAAAATAGATATAGTATATTGGTAGAATCTGCTAGACTTAAAGCTGGAGGTGATATGATTTATGTTGAATAATTATCAATTATCTCTAGCAAAACAAACAAACTATATCATCGATAAAAGGTTTGTTAGTGGAAATATAATAGAATATGATATTAAGCAAGCTAATATTAATATATTATATAGATATAATGTAATAGATAATCAAACCTATAATTATCTATGTAACCTCCCTAAAATTAATAGGGAGGTTATTGTAGGTAATATGATTAAATCGGATAAAGATATATTTAAAACTATACAAAAAGGAATTAAAGAAGCAAAGGTTGCTTTATTTGATTCCAACTCTATAAAAGAATATGAGGTGATAAGAATAGCAAATGATGCAGTTTATGTAAATAGGGTCGGTGGATTGAAGGTAACTAAATTTGATAATATTGAATTTGTCCCCAAATCTATTTCATCTTGTTTTCTTAAATTGACCAATTTGTTATTTTTTATAGATTTAAATAATCAAGATATTAATGTAGATATAAAAGGATTAGGGGATAATTATGATATCCATGAACCTTTAATTAGTGTAATAGTAAATATTGTGGCGACTTTACATCTCGATGGTGTTAAATCTGCAATGGTCTCTTTGAATAATTTCATAGATGATTATATTAATAAGAGGCTTTCGGTGGAATATTATAGAGAGCTATCGCCATTGGGAAAATATAGGATAATAGGTGGAGAATTCTATATATCTAATTTGCCTAATTTAACAGAAGAAATTGACATTGGATATAATTTTTATATCTTGAGAGAATTAGCTTCAATATTATTTGAGATATATACAAGTAATTATAGAAATTTATAACCTATACCTGAAATATGGTATAGGTTATTTTTATTTTATTCTTGGTTTATTTTTTACAAATTTTCTTATTTTTAAATGATATTAATTACATCTAATTAATTAGAGATACTAATAATATTATTAATATTATAAAAAGGAGAATACTATGAAACTTGATTACAATATACTCAAGAAGAAAATACTAAAAAGTTGTAAACAACCAGGAACAACATTGGAATTTGTCATTAACATGAAGCAACTAGACACCCTTGTAAGACCTCTAGGATTAGCATTTATTTATAATGATTATAAATCTGAACCTGTTACTGGAAGCAATGTACCATTACTTAGTGAATATTTTAAAGGTGATAAGTTGTCTTGGTTTAATAGATCCAGACATTTTTCAACTTTAACTTTCGTTGATCTTGAATCTTTGGATGAAGATGGTGAAAAAATTCTTGAAGATCTTCAAAGTAAAAACAGATCAGAAGATCCTTCATATGATAGAACTAAAGATGTTGCCGATATGATAGCAAATTATGCTTGTTATAACGCAACTATTGTTTCTTATAGATCAGAAGATCCAGAAAAGATTGGTAGAAATTCATATACAATTATAGTTAGAGCAAATATAAATGCTATTTTAAAGCAGCAAGAAGAATATTATAATCCAGATGAGGAAGATGATAATAATTAAATAAAATTAGGCTAGGATTAGTGTAATCCTAGCCTATATTTTGATATTTATATAATCTTGTATCTGGTTCACATATATATAATTTGACAAGTTTGGAGGTGAGAATATGGCGTATTCAGTAAATGGAAAAATTTACACTGATCATCCATTAATGGATGAAATTGTAGATTGCTGTAAAACTATATTTAAAGGTATAGTTGTAAAAAATGATGTTTTGGCAATAAGCTATGAAACTGAAGAATCTCTAGAAGAATCTAGAGAATTTATTTCCATTGTAGAAAATAGAATAAACCTGGATAATTTTCCATTTACATATGAAATGCTTGAGAGCTTCTGTGACGAAGACGGAAATCCTATTTTTACCGATGAAGAGATCGAAAATATTTTATATAATCATGCTACTATTCCAGTAATATATAGAAAATCTTTATTGGAACACTGTAGAAAATATTATATGGGACATTATGAAGAGAAGAATAATTATTATAGAAGTTTAGCCGGATTACCTCCATGGCCTGAAACGGTATATAATATAACTAGAGAAAGATCGGATAAATATTATAATATTTATATTTCTGCTTCTGATTTTCCTGCAGATTATGATACAAGTCATATTGATTTTAGTAATCCTATGGATGACACTGAAAGAATTTTTATTCATTGGTTATCTAATGATGATATTTCCGTTCTTGAATATAATGGTATGCTGGATTATTTGATTTCAGAATATCAAGGATTTAATTATTCGTATCTTAGATATCTTGGTTATAAATCTATTGATATTTATAAAGCAAGAAAAGCTATTAAATGGGAAATATTATATATACCTAACGTGGAACAATTAGTTCGACAGAGATTCGAGGAATTATATAATATAAATAGAAGTATGTACCTTAAGAGAACTTATCAAGATGCTATGAGTCTTGGTTCTAATCATTATGATGAATCTCTTATATTGCTTTTATTATGTCAAACATTTAATGATTTAGTTGTAGATGTACCAGAATGGTACATAAGAAGAGATATTTTTGATATACGATCAGTGCAATATTTCTTAGAATCATTTGGTGTTGAGTTTTTCCCTGAGATTCCTTTGAAATATCAAGTTGCTATTGTAAAGAATCTTAATAAACTTATTAAATATAAATCATCTGCTAAAAATAATAATGATATTATTGATATTTTTGGATTAGACGGTACATATATTTATAAATATTTTTTATATAAGAAAAAGAAAAATGATTCGGAATCAACTGATCCTGAAAATTATGATCTTGAATTTATTAAAGTAAAACAAGGTGATGCTTTTGATAAATATATAGAAAATAATATTTATAGATATGACTATGATACACTTACATTGCAGGATAAATTCTGGGATGGAGTTTATAAAGAGTGGAATCATATAGAAGATAAATCCTTTAAAGAAAGACTTCATGAAGCTGTAAGAGATGAACATATTAAGGATGCTGATTATACTGTAGAGGGAACGAAATATATGTCTATCGATTACGAAATAGACATGTCTAAGTATAAGTATCAAGTAGAATATTTCTTTAATATGCTATTGGATTCAAAAGTAGATAC